AAATCGGCACGAAAATCGGCACGGAATCTGAGCCTACTTTGAACACTTCTCAATGTCGCTGTAGAACTTCTGCATCTTTTTCGTACTCTTGTCCATGTCCTTCTGTGCCTCATGAAGGTAATGCTCATGAACGGTCTTGATATTAGTCCAACCGCCAAATTTCATTGTACGAAGTTCGGGCCATCCCAAATGATAACCGAGAGATGCGAAAGACCGACGTAGACCATGAACGGAAACCAATGGAAGGTCGTTTGCTTTGCAAATCTTGTTGATCTGTTTACCAATCGCTTGCGGAGTGAGTTTGACGATATAATCATCCGGAGAGACATCTGGAAGAATATCGAGCAGACGCGGAATCACAACCGGAATTTCTCTTGTCGATTCGTATGTCTTGTTAGTGTCCTTTTCGATAAGTTTGTTATTCTTGTCAAGAACGCGAGAGCCTGAGACGTTGATGAAGGCAGTTCCGCGTTTTGAAACAACAATGTCGCGACCTTTAAGATTTACGAGTTCAGATAAGCGCAAGGAGTGAAGCGCCAAGAGCGCTGCGACTTCGCAGGTAGTTCCTCGGATGAGAGGGATGAAGGCACGAATCTGCTCAAAATCTAAATATGGCTGACCACCTTTTTTGAATTTCGGAAGTGTGACATCTGGTGGGGTTACTTTGACGTGCCGCATAGCGGCTGATATGACATTCCAGCGATTAAAGACAGTCTTTGCGGAAACAAGCGCTGCCTCTTCCTTTATCGCTTCCTGCCAATCAATGGGCGAAGAGATATCGCACTTCATATATTTTTTGAACCCATGACGAAGAGCAATGTCGTAGCCACGTATGGTGGAAGGGGAAATAACCCCATCTTTATCGTGTATCATCTTCTTGATTGCATCTTCGACAGTTAGTTTTGGGGCGTGTTTCTTTTTTTCCAGGAATCCAGCACGAATAGCCTTAGCTTTGGCAATACACTTTTCCTTTGAGGTGTCCGTAATGCTTTGCTTCTCTGCGTCAAGATAAATACGCCAACTACCGCTCGCAAGCTGCCTTGGAGCTGGGATCTTGATCTCGTCTTTCTTTTTACGTGCTTTAATCTGTTTCTCGCCGCACCAGTTGCAGAACATGGAATTATCTTCGATTTCGCGGCCGCAAGATTTACATTTCATGAGGCTGGCCCTCCTGAAGCGCCTGCAGCCTCGCAATGGCTTCGTCACGCTCCTGCATGACACGAAGAAACTCTTCCTTTAGGGCATAAAATGTGTCAGCACAGATGCCGTATTTAGGGGCTTCGTGCATATTTGCATCAAGGCTGTCCAGCACCACTTGATCGCGCTTGTAAGAATCGTTGTTCAAAATATTACCTCCATTTGGACTTTGGATATGTACCGGGTGCGGACAGATAAATTCATTTTTTTTGAATAACTTTAATGATCGACCATGAAATAGCAACAGTAGATACAGAAATCATCGCAATCACGATCCATGCAACGACACTGATCTTTCCGTGTTGAATAAAACCAACGGCCGGCGCATTGATATCGAGGATAATATAGAAAAGTAGCGAGAAGGCCATGGTTGCACACAGACACAGGAGGGTGTAAATTACAGGCTGACGTGCTTTCAACTGCGTTTGAAGCATGTCAGCTTTTTCCTTTTGATGAGAAAATTCGGATTTGGACACGTTCAACTCGCCGGTAGTCTCGGAGAGTTTCATTTCCAACTCGTGGTTTTGCAGTTCCATCTCATGGATTTTTTTTCGAAGCTCTGCGCTGGAGTCTACAGAAGATGGTAGACCGAAGAGTTTGTCGATGGATAACCCAAGCACTTTACAGAGAGCAACGGCATTAAACAGTTTCGGATCAGTTTGCGTTCCATCACACAAGCGCTCTACTGCGGATTTCGATATGCCGGAAAGCTCAACCAAGTCATTGCAGGTGTATCCCTTTTCCATCTTTGCACGTTTTATGCTTGGCTGATATTTTGCAATATACGGGGCTAACTCTTGAATTGCACTCATAGATATAACCTCCATCTTGACATTTCCCACGGCTAAAGCCGGGGGCTTTGCGCCACACTATGGCAATTTGCATGATTTTCAATAAAATTTCAAAACTGAAATGCTGAAATCGCAAATTTCGTGTAAAAACCGCAGAACTCCATCTTTTCAAAATTCTGCCTGTCTGCTACGATGTAGTCGTAGCGATCCGGTGGGCAAAGCAATATGGTCTGCTGCAATGCCCTGCCGCCTCTGGCACAGGCGGTGGGGCTGACGAAATAACTTTCCGTCAAATAAATTGTGGAATCCAAATAGTAGAAAAATAAACGAAATGTTTGTGCAATATGAGCAGTTGCTTTTTACGAACATTCGTTTTAAAATAGGACACACGAAACAAACGTAAGAATTGGAAAGGAACGTGGAATAAGTGGCGGAATCGGATAAGATGCAGAATGAAATTGAACTGGACGAACTGGATGAAAGATTCAAAGAGCTGTTGAAAGAAGTGAAAGATAAAAGACGGTTCCTCAGATTTCTTCGTTTTTGCGCTCCGCGTCTACAAAGATGCGAGCAAGTTCAATATATTTGGTCCGACTGGATTCAGACATCTGGTTGAATAAAGCGTAGAGCTCCTCGGTCTCGGCATCGTTTTTGATGTCGGGGCTATTTTTTTGTTCTGGAAAACTTCCAAGCAGTTTTTCTTCGGAAACATCGAAATACTCGCAAAGCTGAATAATTGTGCGTGGCTGCGGAGTCGTTTTTCCGTCGACCCAATTTCTGATCGTGGTTTGCGAGCAGTGCAAGTCATTTGCCATTTTATAGGCTGATAATTTGCGATCAGTCATCAGTTTCTTTAGGTTTTGTGGAAAATTCATAAAAACGCACCTCCAAGTTTGGCTATAAATATTGCTCCAAAAAGGTTGCATTCACGACAATAATGGTGTAAACTTTGGAGTACAGAGCAAACGCAGAAACACCAAAACATCGTAAAATGCTTTGGAATGAAAATGGAGCAGATCTGTATTGGACGTTCAGATTTTACTGCTCCAACTTGCGCTTGTCAAGCCAATTTGGAGGTGAAACTGTGAACTTTCCTGAAACATTACAAAAAATGATGGAAACGAAGGGTGTGACTAAGTACAGGTTAGCAAAAGATCTCGGCGTCAGCCAATCGTCCGTGGCAAATTGGCTGAATGGAAGTAGCCCACATCCATTCATGCTGGATAAGATCGCAGCATATTTTGGATGTTCAGCCATCGCGCTTAAAGAAAAAAGCGCTAAAGATCGGGCTGCGACTGGAGGGTAAAGATGCCGCGATTAAAGAAGAAAGAGCCTGACTTTATCAAAGTCGCTCGTGTCATCAAAGGATATGCATCGGCTCCGCAAGTGGCGAAGATGCTGAATTGCTCCGCGAATACCGCTCGTAGACGGTTGAACGACCCTGAAACATTCACACTCGGTGAGCTCAACATGATCTGCAGGCAAGCGCATATCCCGTGGGAGGACATGCGAGAGGCGGTGCAGGTATGAGCCTAATCCGCCAACACTTTGAGGACCGTGAGAGCTGGCTAGAAGGTCGGCAGGAACTTGGAATCGGCGGCTCGGATGCTGCGGCAGTATGCGGGCTATCTCCTTGGATGTCGCCAGTGGAACTCTGGCAGGTCAAGACCGGCCAGAAGAAGCAGAAGGACATATCCAGCAGTGCAGTTGTAGAACGCGGAGTACGAATGGAGCCTGCGCTTCGAAACCTGTATGCAGCCATGAATCCGCAAATGCAGGTCGAGCACTTCCCATACGACATTCTGGCTCAGAGTGAGCGGCCCTGGCTGACGGCGACCCTTGACGGAGACCTGACGGACGAAAACGGACGCCGAGGTATCTTGGAAATCAAGACCGGACAGCTCATGAAAAAAGCTGACTATGAGAAGTGGGCCAATGGAAACGTGCCGATTTACTACCTTGCGCAAACTAACTGGCAGCTACTGGCGACCGGGTGGGATTTCGTAGATGTCTTTGCAGCGCTGCAGGATATCCGTGGGGACTGGTCGATACGAACACGCCGAATCGAGCGTGCGGACTACGAAGAAGATCTTACGTGGCTGCTTGGTAAAGCGGACACGTTCTGGGGGTACATCCAAAAGCGACAGATGCCGCCAATGACCTTGAATATTTAAAAATGGAGGGAACGAAATGATTGTGGAGGTAAAGTTTTACCGGGAGAAATCCCAGGCTTACGTCGGCCGTGGATACAGCTACGACACGGAGATGCCGCTGAAAGTCGGAGACCGCGTGATTGTCCCGGCCGCAGGCGGGAAGAACCGGGCAATCGTTACGGCAGTCGACGTGCCGGCCGAGAACATCAACCCTGACTATTTCCCGCTGAAGCAAATCGCAGAATACGACACGCCGGAGGTGACTGTTTAATGGAGACAACCGAGATCCGGATGCTAACCGACCTCGATAAGGCTGTCCCTCAGAGCCTCGATTTCAACTTTGAGGAAGTGAAATCCTGGCTGTCTGAAAACCTCGCAGCGTACAAGACGATGGTCGTCACGGAAGATGCCATCGGCGCATCAAAGGCCGACAAAGCCAAGATTTCCAAAATCAGCAAGGCGATTTCAGAACAGCGCATTGCGGTCAAGAAACGCTATCTGGAACCGTACAACGACTTCGAAACGAAGATGAAAGAGCTTTCCGACATGTGCGATGAGGCCGCAAAAAACATCGACGTCCAGGTCAAAGCGTTTGAGGAAAAACGGAAAGCTGAGAAACGCGAGTGGCTGAAAGCCTATTTCAACTCTGTGAACACACAGCCGTGGCTCGCCTTTGAACGGATTGAAAACCCGCGCTGGATGAATGTTACCTACGCCATCGAAACAGCTAAGACGGACATCCAGACGGCTGTGAACGCTGTTGCTGATAATGTTGCCACCATTACGGAAGCAGGTGGCGAGTTTGAGAGCGAAGTCATGCTTGAATACCAGAAAACGCTCGACCTTGGAACAGCAATGCGGCGTGGAAATGAACTGAATCGCATTAAGAAAGAACGTGAGGCTCGCAAGGCAGCAGAAGAAGCAGCTGAACGTGCGAGACGTGAAGCGCAAGAGGCTCATGAAGCTGCTGTAGCCAGGGCGCAGCGGGAACAGGCTGAACGCTATGCGCAGATGAAGCAGGAAGAAGATGCGGCAAAACGTGCCGAAGCGCTTCTGAATGCGGAAAAGCTTCCCGATGTTTCTGAGAAACATGAAAAGGAAGAGCAGCTTCAAGTGCTCGATTTCAGAGTGTACGTCACAAGTGGACAGAAACTCAAGCTTCGGGATTGGCTGAATGCCAACGGCATTCGATTCTGCCGCGTACCGAAGTTTGGAGACTGAGAAAGGATGAAATATGAACGCAACAACTAGACTTACTCCGCCAGCACAGAAGCAGACGTTCTCAAATGCGATTACATCCAATGCGATGCAGGGGCTCATTCAGAAATCGTTGAAAGACGAAAAAGTCGTGGCGAGATTCACTTCTACGCTGATTTCTGCCGTCAATTCGTCAGAGCAGTTAAAAGCATGTGACCCTGGCACTATCGTTGCGGCAGCGCTTCGCGGCGAAGGAATGGGCCTGAATCTCAACATTGGCTATTATCTTGTGCCATATGGGCAGACCTGCACATTCGTAATCGGCTATAAGGGCTTGATCGCTCTGGCGTTGGCAACTGGTCAGTACACAGATATCGATTGCATGGACATTAGAGAAGGCGAATACACCGGTAGAGATCACAGGACAGGAAAGCCTACATTCAACTTCGATGTCTATGGAACCGACGAAGAACGCGAGAAAGCGCAGATCATCGGATACTACGCATATTTCGAGCTGAAGAATGGAATGTTCCGGCCTGAGTTCTGGTCGATGAACAAACTGATCTTCCATGCTGAAAAATACTCGCAGGCATTCGACCGTGAAAAGTACGAGAGATTCGTTGCTGGCGAAATGACGGCGGAAGAAGAGGCCAAGATTCGGAAATCCTCGCCATGGTATGACGTCGGATACGGTCAGGACAGAATGTGCAAGAAAACCGTTCTCCGTAGCCTCCTGAACTCCGGCTATGCGCCGCTGTCCAATGAGGTCCGCTATGTGATGGACAACGACTCCGAATATGGCGCGATTCCTGACATGCCAATCATCAACGTGGACAAGACCACCGGCGAGGTAGTCGGAACGGCTACGGCAGCTCCTGCTATCGGCGCGGCTTCGGATGACGATTTCTTCGACGCAGATAATGTGAGCGAGGAATTGAACCGACGCAACGAGACAAAGAAGGAAACGGCACATCCTGCAGAACCAGCCAAACGCCGGAAGGCGGCAACCGAAAGTAAGCCCGAGGCAGTCGATACGTCCTACACGGACGATGGCTTTTTCGGATGAGGTGAACGATGAGACCAATCAGCAGTGCGATTATCCAGGACCCCAAAGATCCAAAACGGCAGTGCTGCGAAACCATGCTCATCTGGGGCAAGGTCACGCGGGACGCAAAGATCGAGTCCACAAAGGGGTCAGACAACAAGCCTCCCATGCCAAAAGTCACGTTCGGCATTGCCTACGAGGACAAGAAGTTCATGAACGTCCTCGCCATAGGGGACTGCCCGCAAACCAGTATCGCGCAGCGTGTTCGAAAGGGCGATCACGTCTTAATCGCCGGCAGATGGTCAAACAAACAGTACAAAACAAAAGACGGCGAAGAAAAGACGTGGGCAGAGCTGAGAATTGAGCAGATCGCCATCCAGAGTGATGGATATCAGTTGGAGATGACGGACCGGCTTTGGACTGCGCTCACGACTGCGATGAGCAAGGGCTACCTTCACACCAGAGGGGAATTTACAAAGGCGTTCAATACGGCATTTGTAGATTCATTCTGGGAACTCTGCCAGGCCATGCAGGGTGAAGAACCGCAGGAAGCAGAAGGCGAAGAATTTGCCGGCGGTGATGACTACGAGCTGACGATCTGAGGGCTGTTTTATGGGAAAAGGAATCAGTCTATCTGATCTGCCAGAACCCTACAGACGTCAGGCGGAACAAAAGCTCATACAGGAAATGCAGCGACGGGCAGCTTTGAAACCGAAAACTGAAACTGCAAACCCGAAAAATCCTCGAAAAAAGGAAAAGCCCGTCAAACCGCCAAAACTGCGAAACCAGAAGGTCACTCGCGGAGGCAAGACCTTTGACAGCAAGCGGGAGGCGGACCGTTACGACGAGCTTGTGCTTCTGGAAAAGCAGGGAATTATTCAAAATCTGGAATGGCAGAAAGAATTCCTCCTGATTCCGGCACAGTACAAAACCGTCGAGCAGTACGGGAAACGCGGAACGAGAATCAAAGACAAGCGCATTCTTCTCGAACGGCAGGTGACATATGTTGCCGATTTCGTTTACGAAAAGGATGGAGAGACAGTCGTGGAAGACTCGAAGGGCTACAGGAATCCATCTTCGGCACCTTATGCAAAGTTCGTGTTGAAACGGAAACTGATGCTCTGGATACATGGAATTAGAATTGTTGAAGTTTGAATTGGAGGCAGAAACCGATGGAATTTTTGCGAGAAGACGTGCTGAGATTGGCCGTCGCACCATGGAATAGCATCTACAGAGATGACCAGCCGGTGCGGGTTTCACAGGAGACGCAGGATGAAATCGACTTCTGCCTCCATCATTGTCCATATGCGAATACAGAGTGCTGCGATTGTCTGTCCGGCGGTAAGCCCGAGAAGGCCAGAAAAGGGGCAAGAGAGAAAATCGACGTAGAGCGATTGAAAGAGCTGCTTCGACTGAAAGTCCCGACTGCCGAGATCTGCGAAGAATTCGGAATCCGGGAAGAGACGCTTTATCGGAAGAAAAAGAAGCTTGGGGTAGGTTAAACTCCTGCAATATGACGGTGGAGGTGATTCACGGCAATGATGACAAAATACATCTACGCTGGCAATTTAACTGCGTATCTGGACATGGCACTGATTGAAAACAAGTCTTCGCCCACAACCGGATATGCGCTGCTGAAACTGCATCGGATCATCAACGAAAATCCTGACTATTTCGGCTGCATTACGCTTGGGGAATGCGACGGGTGCAGGTGGAACGGCCGTCACCAGAAATGTTCGTGCTGCCGACGGAATCCAGGCTTAAAAGATTGCTATGAGGTGAAAGCATGAGAACGGACGATATTATCCGTGGACTACGTTGCTGCTATGACACGACCGGGGAACTTGATTGCGAATCGATGTGTCCGTTCGTGAATGTGGAAGGGTGCAGAATCAAACTGCATGAAGCTGCCGCAGAACGACTTGAGTTACTTGCATCAGAAGTAAAACGATTGGAATCTCTTGTACAGCCAATAGGCAAAAACCCGTGCGATGGATGTGACCATGGATGGGGGTCAATCGTAGGATACAAAAACGGGAAAGTGGAGTCAAAGAGTTGTATGGAAGAATGCCAGTTGCTGAAAGAGTATCTGGAGAAACAGAAGGAGGGACGGCCATGCTGCCCATGATGGAATCTGGCTGCTATAACTGCCCAGTCAAGAACTGTACTGCGGCGTATCGTGGCAGCGAATGCGCCGCGAACCGAGCAAAGGTAGGAATCGATACCGACCCGCTAACCAATGGCGAATACATCAGGCAAGCAGATGACATTCAGCTTGCGGACATTCTGTACCAATCTGTTTCTGGGATAGTAGCAGAGATGCTTCGCCGTCTCGGAATAACCGATTGGGAATGCCCGGACATCCGAGATAAATACGTCGAGTGGCTGCGAAGCCCATGTGACAAGGAGAACAAATGAAGACTCTGAATGGCGGCCGGAAACTCACAATCCCGTGTAAAATCGGAGACTACTGTCTGTATGATGCGGGGCTGTGTATCAAAAAGCTTCGGGTCAAAGGTTTCTACTACGGATACCCAGATGGCCTGCGCATTGACCTCGGCGATATTCAGCCGGTCGCATGGGACCGCTCAATCGTCGGATACGAAAAGGCCGAAGATGATATCATGCAGAGCGAAGAAGCAATCAGAATGAGGAGGCAGCTGGAGTATAGATGAAAACTGAAATCACGAAAATCAAGGGTGACTGGATAGAGGTCGCTTCCGATTGCCGGTCAACGGTCGGCAAGCCGCCGCTCGACCATGAGCCGAGTACGGAATTCAAACGGAAGATCCTCATTGCAGAGCACATCCCGATTCGGGACATTTCCGTGAAGTGGACGTGGCACGGAATCAAAAGCTGGGTCGCTACCCACTGGAGCAGACACAAGTTCGAGAAGTAATCAAGTCTCAGCGCTCAGACAGAACCGGCATCCCACGCGATAAACTGCCGCAGGACGCGCCTGTTGACTTTACAGGTGACGCAAACGTTCAGGCACTAATCGATACCATGCGGAAACGTTTGTGCCGCCAGTCCTCAACAGAGACGCGACAGTATGCAGAGGACTTCAAGGCAGCGCTCCATGAGATCGAACCGGAAATCTCGGACGTTCTGGTGTGTAACTGCATCTACCGTTGCGGTTGCAGTGAAATGACACCGTGCGGAGGCGAGAAATGTTACTTCGATGTGCTGATGGAGAAAACAGACGGTGCGGTAGCTTCGACGAATATCAAAGACCGCTACGATGCCTATAATAAATTCTTCTATGAACGGAGGAAGGCAGAATGAGCATTCTCATTGAAACTTGCCCGAAATGCGGTGCAGAACTGCAGAATATCGTGATCGCTACGTTCCCGCCGATTCCGCAGAAGAAGTGTTTCAACTGCGGATGGAGCTGGGAAGGGAAGCCCGAGAAGGTTGAGTACAGGTCGTTTGAGGAACCCGCTGAAGAGAAAGACCAATGTCGGTAAATGTGCAGTTTGTCTGCCCGGTGTGCGGGAAGCGTGTGACGCGAATCAGGGAGCCCGGCCAAAAGAGCTATTTCTGCAGTCAAACGTGCTTCAATTTCGCGCGGCGCAACGGAATGTGGGGCCAGCGGAAAGAAACCAGTTTGCCGGGCGACTTGGCACATGAGAAGGTCACGATAAAAATTACGAAGGATATCCCGATTTTTCAACAGATGCGGCCGAAAATCGGCGCGCTGTATGCAGCGGAAAAATACGATGGAAAGTACCCCGGATACGTCATCACTGCCAACGGGTACAGGGTAAACATTCGGTGGAACGAATGCGTGGAGGTGAAGAAATGAGCCAAGCGGTGCTCATCAGCATCAGACCAAAGTGGTGCTCGAAAATTGCCAACGACAAAAAGACTATCGAGGTTCGTAAAAGACAGCCCCAGTTGGATGTGCCATTTAAGGTGTACATCTACTGCACACATGGACCTGACATGCTTTGGATATTGCATCCAGAAGACAGAAAACTGTTTCCTGAAAAACCAACAGCCGTTTTTACCGCGAAGGGTGCGTGCGGGCTATATCCGGGAAATGGCAAGGTCATTGGTGAGTTCACCTGCGACCGGATTTATGAGCTTGCGCCCCTCAACCATGTGCCGGATGACGTAGAAAAGCAAGCCTGCCTGACACGGGAAGAAATTGTGAACTACCTAAAGGGAACCGGCTACGGCTGGCATATTTCGGACTTCAAACTCTACGATAAGCCGCTGCCGCTCAACACCTTCAAAAAGTGGTTTCGGGAGTGCGCGTATTCAGATCTCGGGTTTGCCATCCCGGACTGCGAGAAATGCACGGACTCTGGATGCTTTGTGCAGAAGCCGCCGCAGTCATGGTTCTTTGTGGAGGAATTGGAATGAGCGGTTTTTGCAGCAATAAAAACATGCCGTGCGTGTACGCGGCGGACCTTGGGCAGTGCCAAATCACTGCCTGCGCTAAGCAATATGCGGATTTTCGCCGCAGCCCAGAAGATATGCCTTGCAAGACGCTTATCCGGTGTAGATGTGGAAACATCATCGCCGGGTACGAGGGATATCTGCTGACCGTTTCGCGGAAAGGGAGAGTCGTCACGTTTTCTGCCAACAACGCGGATATAACGGTCATGTGTGAAAAATGCGGGCGAACAACGAGAATTTTGATCGATGGAGCAAATATCTATCATGTGGAGGAATGTTAATGGAGCATATTATACAGTTTGGCATCAACATCGATGACGAGTCAATCAAGCGTACCGTAATGGAAAGCGGCGTTAAGACTATCGAAGCACAGATCAAACAGGCAATCATCAATAAAGTTTTCACAGCATACCGATACGGAAATGCGAACCCTGCCAGTGATCCGTTATCTACATGGGCGCAGAATCTCGTAGCGGACACGCTCGCAGAAAACCGAGACGCGATTATCAACCAAGCAGCGGAAATCCTTGCGGGAAAGATGGCAAAGAGCACGAAAGTCCGCGAAGCGGTCATTGCAAAGACGGCAGAATGAGACACGTCAGAATTGTAGCGTTCCCACCGTTTGAATCCGAATGGAGTGTGATGCCATACTTCTGCGAGACGGAACATAAAACCGGCGACATTGTGAAGATAACACCGAAGGAATGTGGAGAGCTGGAATATATTTTCACCGACGAATCTCATGATGTAGTATATCCGGCTGAAGGCCCCATTCCGGAAGAAACCGATAGCTTTCCGGCAGGAAAATACCACAAGGTATTTTGCTTGGATGAGATTTCATTGCTGTGCAGCAATATTCCCCTCAAACTGGATGGTTTCATTGAGAGATACATTGATGGGGCATACATGTACGAAAACAGGAAATGGGGGCTACTGTGGTGGTAGATTTCATGTGTGCGCGTATCTGCGATAATCTGCAACTTGAACTTCATAAGGACGTGTTGCGGTCGATAATCGATCAGGACGAGTTCTACCGAGTATTGGGTAACTTCTCTGTGGAAATAATGGGCATTGCGCCAGACACCGGCGCTTTCATCCTCAAATTCCACGACAAGGACAAGCAGCACGCGAAAACGGTCTGCGATAGCGAAGTCGTGGAAGTAACACCGTCGGATATGTTTAACCTCGATTTGCAGAACAGGTTCCGAAATGTCGGCCCATATGAGGTGGAATCCAGCAATCCGAACTGGACAAGGGAGGGAAACAAACCAGTGGTAACAATCTATGGTTATAGCGACGATACGGTCGAAATCGAAAACAGCAACTACAATGATGGTAGTATTGACTGCTTCGACAAGGATGTGCGGTTGTGGTTTAACGACGGAACAATCATCCGCATCGGTTACTGCAAGAAAAATCTCGGCGTCTGGTACATCGTTAGAGAACACGTCGGAACGGCAGAGCAGACACTTTTGGTCTGCGAGGATGAAGATGCAGATCCGTAAAGGAATGTCCTTTTATTCGGAGCGGTGAGTGCGAAGTACCGCCGTGCGGAACGTGCTTCCTTCCATGCAAAGCGAGGGAAGAACATGACTGATCTCAAGTGCTGCCCATTCTGCGGAGGGAAAGCCGTGATGATAAGTGAACCATACACGCACAATCGATTCCTTGTGGCCTGTAAAAATCGCGGGGACGTGTGCAAATGCGAACCATGCACAAACTGGTTCGACACACCGGAAGAAGCTGCGGAAGTGTGGAATAGGAGGGAAAATGAACGATCTTAAAGGCTGCCCGTTCTGCGGTGGAGAAGTCGAGGAACGGGGTGGAACCTGCAACTATGGAAAAAAGGTCATGATGCTGGATGTAAAATGCCAGAAGTGCGAAACGACATTTAAGTTTAAGCACAAATGGTCGCTTAACCCATACGTCGAAACCGTGGATGCGTGGAACCGGAGGTACGATGATGGAACAAATTCGTAGTTGCCCGTTCTGCGGCGGGCGCGGCCGGGTGAGTTTCAAAGATGCTCGCTTCGCAGGTCAGAATTACAGAGGCGACAAGAAAATTGTGTACCGCGTACAAATCATTTGCAACCGGTGCGCCAGCCGGGGCAAGCCTATCAGAACGGAGCCGTTGATTAACCCTAATCCGTATGCCTGTGCATGGGGACCGACATATGACGCGAAATCTCCAGTAAGCCAAAGGCAGACGGAGCTTTTCGCACCATACGTTGAAGCGGCTATCCGTGCGTGGAATGAGAGGTATGTAGATGGAGCAACCGAGTAACTGCCCATTTTGCCACAAGTGCTCTGTGGATTGGCCGGTGTATCTTGATGAGATACACCAGTTTAATGCAGACATATACCCAGAAGTTATGTATCAATGCCGCTGTACATACTGCGGGGCAAGTGGACCGATAAAAGGTACGAAGCGTGCAGCTATCAAAGCTTGGAATAGGAGGAACGAAAATGGTTGAAAATCGAGTGTGTTTTACCGTCCAAGGAGAGTTCGGAGCGCAGATGAGTTTCGAGTCAGAAAACACGATCCCGTATGAAGCTCTGTGCAAGTGTGTCAACAAAGATACGCTGATAGAGCTGATGTGCCTTGACGTAGCCGGCTATACCGGCGACGATATTCAGTTCATCACGCCGGAAGAATATGACGAGCGCTTTGGAGATGACGAAGATGGTTGACTGCTGTGCGACCTGCGCATTCCATGAATGCCAGAAGGGGTATCTCTATCCGCACCGGTGCAAAAAGCACAAAGGCGAGCGATTTTCGGAAGTCGAGTGGCGACGCATCGTGTATAGCCTGTACAAATGCGGCGAGTTCAAAAGCATTGACGCTGTCAGTGATGTATCGGACAGAAAACGTGAACATGAACGATGCCACTAAAATTGTCAGGGAGGACGAAATGATGGACCTGGAATCAGTTTTCAATGAAATCAAGGCAATGTCGCAGGAACAATTCGACGCTCTCATGGAGGAAGTGCGTGCAATGTCAGAACCACCATATGATGAGACTGTCAATGAAGAACCTGCAGTTGCGCCGATGAATCAGGCTGATATCAGCGAGAATAGCCGGTACAAGGAACTGAAAGTGAACCCATGCGCATACGGCGTCCAGTTTTCTGCCGTCATGGATGACGAAGACGGTAGCATTGTCGTTTTCGGAGAAGGTGGATGGGCGATGGGGTACATCGACTACCCGATGGGCACGGCAAACTGGATCGTCACGGACGAGTGCAAGCCGGGTGTACAGCGGTATTGGAAGACGTGCTCGAAATGTGGACAGAAAAAATGGTTCTTCAACTATATCGACGCACGGAATCTGAAACAAAGGTATCCGCTCTGCGAGTGCGGGGCGAAGATCATTGGTGTGGAAGAAAGGTTTGAATTTGAATGACACGTGTGCGTGAAAGGATACAACCATGATAATTTATACCGGAGAACGCGGTAGCGGGAAAACCACTATGCTCATCGAGATGTCTGAAAAAACGGGTGCGACCATCGTTGTGGCTACATACCCGATGGTCAAGTATATCCAGAAGACTGCGGGTCAAAGGGGTAAGAAGATTCCCGTTCCTATCACGGTGACGAACTACATTCACCTTCTTGCAAACGGTGGTCTCAGTAAAAGTAAGAAGTATCTCGTGGACGAACTTCAGATGATACTCCATGGCATGAACATCGAAGTTGCTACATGTGACAATGATTGTTTGAGAGCGCTGGGAAATCTGTCGAGTGCGAAATCTCAGCCAGATCGATACATCAACGCTACACAACTGATTGCCACACTGGAAGGTGCAATCGAGAGGGCGGAACGCGAAGAACCAGAAGGAATCGAGAAGCTTTGGGCTATAACGTCGATGAAATATGCGAAACGGCTACTTGAAGAAGCGTCCAAAACGGAGGGTGAACGTGGATAAATACGTTAATGCAACGCACATCATTGATGGAATCAACAAAGCACTTGACTCCCTACGGCGAGAAGATGGAAGCCTGCCGGACACGGAGGATGTCAATGAATTGCTCCGTTTCAAGAGAATGCTGAAACTCGCACCGGAAGTACCAATTAAGGACTATCGGCCAGAGAATGCGCCATTTGTGACGTTCAACGGCAATCCCGTTGGACTTCTGAAAAGCATACGGCCCGATATTACTGAAATCGTAATTTCAACCAGCTACTGCGGATGCGAGTTTGTAAACGGTGAACTTGCATCGGTGGAAATTCTGAAAGAACCGTTGGATAAATGGGAGGAACAATATGGTAAAACTATCGACGATTCAAAAGCACAATAACCCGCACGCCATCCTTCGGAGTGATAACGAAGGACCCGGAGGCGGCTATCACGATTACACTGTGATGGATGTGGACAGAAAAAGTGTGATTGCACAGATAAAATTTCAGAAAGGCGCACGAAACGACCCGAACGCGCGTCATGGCGTTTTAGATGCTGACCTTTTGGAAATCGTGCGTGATAGGCTGACGGCCTTCAACAAGGGAGAATTTGCCACGCGGGAGAACGCCTGCGCAATCACGCATATTGAAGAAGCCCTCATGTGGATGGCGAAGCGCGCCGATGACCGGGCGGAGCGCGGTGTGCTCGGGACATACAACAAGTGAGGGGCATATGGCAAACCTTAAAGACTTTTCGTTTGAGAAAATCCATTATGGAGACAAGGTTTTGCACAAGGAACTCGGAATCGGAGAAGTCCTGGGAATCTGCAAGCCATCGGTGCAGATATTCTTCCCTGATATGTGCGGAGGAACATTCATGGATCTCAAGTACAACAACGGATGGAACCTAGAAAACACCGGAATCGAGTTTATCGGGGAATTCAGGAGGGAGAAACTGGGCATGGAAGACAAACAAGGGATGACGTGGGCGCAGTTTTTGAAAAATCCGGGGCCTTTTTGCTGGGAGAACGTTATGACGGGGATGGTCGTAAATCACAAAGAACATGGATACGGCGTGGTCATATCAACGAACACCGTATCAGGCACGACGGTCCAATTCGAATACGGATGCTACGAGGCATTCAAAGGGGATTCCTACAAGGACTTCACGAAGATTGGACCATGGACGGAGGAAGCCTTGAAATGAAAACTGTCTTCGTGTGCAACACACTCACCGGTGGCATCTATGAGGTGAAAAAAGGGTTTGGCATCGACGAGACGAGCATCCGACAGATTCAAAAACGTGCGAAAGCGCGCGGAGAAGAATATATGGCTGTTGTACTTCCAGGCGATGCAAAGCATGATGATATCGAGAAATTAGCCAATGCCGTTGCGGATTGGAGACGATTTCAAGATACCAGACTCCCAGAATGCGTGTATGGAACACCAGAAGCGATTGAAATCCTGACGGCTGGAATGGAGAAACCGGATGGCGAAACATAACCAACAATGGCGCGATGCCAGATGGAAGCAGAAAGAACGTCAGAGGGACGCTGAAAGCAAGCGACGGGAATGGGAACTGTCAGAATTTGCACGGCAGGCGGACGAAGCGATTGAGCATATGCGGCAATTCTCCGATTGGGCGGAGCCGATGATGGAAAGACTTGATTTTTTGAAGGAAATCGGGCCGGGAGTCAACTTCGCGGAGATACTGGAAGGAACCAAGTACAGATTCGTTTCGCAGAAGTACAACGGCGATGGGACATATGATGTCACGTTCGAGGTAGACGTGCTGAGCAATGACAGCAAACACGAAAAGATCGGCGTGCTGACGGCAACTGCTTTGCGCGTGTCGTATATCGCGGGGAGGTTAGAAATTCATGGACGATGACGAGAAATTTGAAGACTTCTACTCAAACGCAGAACGGCGCATCCGAGATCTTGAAAAGAAACGCGATGCACTGAACGAAAAGCCGCAGGAGATTTACGCGAAAATCGGCGAACTGATTGGGACACTCACTTTAGACGGCGAAGAGTATCCGGTGAAGGGACTATCGGATAAAACCGCGCAGAGCCTTCACAGAACGGTTTGCCCAAACTGTGGTGCGCCGCACTCACCATGGGAAGCCCAATGCGAGTATTGCGGTGGGTATGTTGATGAGGAAATGAATCAAATCGAGATAAAACCGCAAACTGGAGACTATTCGTTCATACGTTGGGACGGGGAAAGGTGGATACAAACACCCGCAAGACTCCTGAACCGTATTTACGCAGAGAGAATATCGGAAGAAGACATCGTTGGATACAAGGAGGAAAAACAATGAAGAATACAGCAATCGCTTCAGTCGGCAAACTTGTGGATCATAAGTTTGATCGCAGCGTTCCCGCCATTCCATGCAGAATGGAAGCAGGGAAAGCAGGGACAGACCCGCGTGTTTTTGAACTTCCGCAGGGAGCCATAGACCGAATTAACAACGAAGCATATGCTAATCCGTGTAATGGCATAGGAACGCTTGACGATGAAACAGTAAAGGCCATTTTAGCCGCGTTTGAAACAGCCTAAAACAAACTTTTGCAACTTCTCTTGCATTTTTGCTGATTGTATGGTATAATTAAGCAAAATAAACAGAGAAATGTATGCGCTGGTTTGGTGCTTTTCCTTTGGAAGAGGTATCAAGCCAGCGCTTTTTGTCGTATGTGGAGGAAAAATGAGCGAAGCAGTCAGCGAACTGGAACAACAAGAATACTACGCGCAGCTTGCAAAAAAGACTTCAGAAAGCCTTGCGTATTTCTATTGCTGCGTCAAATATGATGTTCCGTTTGCGCGCGACTGCGTGCCGCGCGATGAGGGGCGCGACAAGTGGCTTTCGTACCTCGATAACCTCCATATCAAGAAACTGGATGCCAGCAAGAGCGGCGAGCGTTACGGCTTCCTCGATGGCTTGACCGACATCACGAAGATATTCGGCGAGGGCCTGAAAGACGGCGAGTTCACGAAGGCTGTTTACGCTGAAAAGAATGCGCAGTCAGCCAAAGCCGGCACGGTGAGGCAGCGGAAGGACTGGGGGACTGATTACACCAATGAGGATTACGCGGAATTCGACCGCATCTTTGAAGTCCTCGTCTCCGACTTCGGCGGGGAAGATGCTGTGAGCGCGAAGCAGCAACTTATCCTTCGGAATGTTGCCCGCTGGATGAAGCAGATGAACGACATGACGGCCGCAGGAAAGTTCGATGCCGCAAAGAAACTGTCTGGCATGATTCAGGAAAACCTTGCAAGCGAAAACCTCCGCAAGAAGGACGTCCGCCCTGCAGACGTTGTCCGTCTGGATGAAATCACAGATCGACTGGAAAAAGCCGGTCTACTGAAGAACGGAAAGCAATGCAGCCCGGATGAAATGTTTGAGTATTTCTTCGGCAGAAAGCCGAGATATCCATATACTGCAGACGCGGTAGATCAAATGATCCTCATCAACGAAAATCGGATGCGGCAAAACGACGGTATGCCTGAGTTATCCATGCTGCCGGATGAGATGAGAATCCATGACAACCTTGGGGAGTTTGCTGAAGAACCAAACGATGCAGAAAAAGAAGCCTACGACAAATTGGGGCTGATACGGATGCCGCCGCTGAAAGACGGTGCGAAGAAGTAGGATGGTGATGAAGGTTGGCAAGACGATACGGTAAGGTGTGGTCTGCCGGCTAGTCTATAAAAGGCGTCGGGTGGATTCAAAAGCGCGAGGTCGAACAGCGCGACTATACTTCATTCGAGTCGGAATGGTGGGCATTCTTGATTTGGGTAATTCGTTGGTATCCAGATAAGGGCTGCGACCTGTTCCGCGACGAGTATGCGGATTATGCGAATGAAGAAATTATGCAGCGCCTGATGATGCGGGCATACGCGAGAAACGCAGATGTGGCATTCACAGGAACGCGCGGAATTACAAAGACAAGCACAAAATTCAAATATGCGCTCTTGAATGGTTTGGTTTGGCCTGGAACGCAAAGTGCCTATTACGGGCCTTCATACAAACAGATGAGTGCGATAGGCAGCAAGCAGTTCAAGCAAATCACTCATGACTACCCGTCTCTTACGAAGGGTTGGCGTGTAACCGCTGAGAGCAAAGATGACTTCAAGGTGGAGACAGACCTGGGGAGCGCGTTCTACATCTCTGCATTTCGTGGCGACAACATCCACGACGTGACAGCAGAAGAATTTGCGCAGGAAGAAAATCCACCGTTTGATTTTACCGAGTATTCGACGATTGTTCTTCCAGCAGTCCGTTTACGGCATAACGTAGATGGAAAACCAGATCAGAATTTCGTCGCATATAAAAACCACTCCATTACAAGCGCGGGACGGAAACAGCATCCGTCATTCCAAGTTCGATGCGACACTCTCAAAGAGATGTATCGCGGCGAAAGCGCTTTCGCTTACGATATGAGCTGGGAATGCGTTGTTCTTCAGCAGATGCGTCCGTATTCCTGGGCGCAGAAACTGAGATCGAAACTGACCCCGGAGCGCTGGATGCGTGAGATGGAGAGTCGATATACCGGCGCGGACGAATATCCCATTATCTCGGACGAAAGCCTTTCTGAGAGCTGCTGCCTGCAGTCTATGGAGCGGCAGCACTGCTGCAAGTACCCCGGATGCAAGACAGACCCGAAGGATGTAATATACGTCGTCTGTTACGACGTTTCCTACGAAGACGCGAAGAAGAACGCCAAATGCGCCGTCGGTGTCTGGAAACTCACAAAGCAGGATGATTTCTTGAAGCGGGACAGATACCTGAAACAGCTTGTGTGGCTGGACGATTGGCCGCCACCCGATAATGCCATGAAACAGGCTCGAAAACTGAAAGATGTGTGGTATCGGTTCTGCTTTGATGGTGGGAACACCACCTATATCGCAATCGACGGATGGCAGTATGGCAAAGCGGTCATCGAGGACCTGATGAAAGACCTCGGCGATGGATTACCACCACTGTGCATTTTGGACCACACCGAATATACGGCGTTGGAGCTTGATGGCGCGTTGCCCATCATTTACCCCATCAAAGCCGGCGGAAGCGGCGTCACAGATCCAGATGTTGAGATGATCCGGTATGCACAGACGCAGTTTGATAACCACAATGTGCAGCTCTTGACGATGAACACCCGCGAAGGCGTGGAAGCCTACAAACGGCTTCATAAGATCAAGGACGATGATTTGGATTATCAGATCGCACGGCCGTATCAGAAGACCCGAGAACTTTCTGGACAGATTCAGAACCTGAAGGCGGTTCCGTCGGGCGCTGGATTCAGTGAGAAGCGTATTTCCCGCGCAATACAGAGAGACAGCTGGTCAGCTATAAAATACGGCCTGCGGCTGGCTCAGAAGCTTGAACGTGAACTCGCCTTGAGCGAGGTCAAGAAGAAAAGCGATTGGGATGCCGTACTGTCAAGATACAAAGACAAAAACACGGTTCGGAACGTTGGAGGACGACAGGGCAGCGGCGGCCGACTTGTGACGCAGAGACGCGGAGGAAGGATATTCTGATGGCAGAAGAAAAAGTCTACAGCCTGTACGCCTTGCGCGTTACGCAGGAATCCGTGGAAACGGCCATGATGGAGCGATTCAGCCGGATTGCTCCTGGCTATATCCTGATTTACACGGCAGGGGAACAACCAAAAGAAAGCCTTGCTATAAACGGAGAGGACCTGAAGCGACTCAGCACGGCCGATGTGGACTGGATCATGAGCTGCGCGGCGACACTCCTGCGGGAACGGCTGGAAAAGAAGAAGCCGGAGGCAATGGCGAACCTGAGCCGGATGGTTGACCAGTTCGCTGCAGCTCTGGAAGTAGAGCGCAAGAAACTGGCCGGTGAGAACAAGAAGGGAGAGGAAGACCATGGCGATAGAGACGAGCGAGCTCAGTAAACTTCAATATGAGTCTTTCCCCGAGATTTTTAATCGGTTCCGTCAGCTCGCGGCAGATAACCAGGGAATGCCGATGTCTGCCATTACGTCAGCGTTCTCCGGCATAAACTCGGGACGCTACGGAATGGCGAACCCTTACATTCAGAACCGCCGGGTGAAGCAGATTTCTTCGCTTCCGGTCAATTTCACCAAGGATAAAGTCGGCGAAATGCTCACCAAGCCGTATGAGAGCGAACAGCCGCTCCGTCAGGTGGCGCACATTCTGGAGTACACGGCATACCCGCTTTTCCACATCCGCAAAGTCTATCAGGACATGTTGACGTATCACAGCTATGTGATGCCGAAAATGGTGGACTCAGCCGATACCAAGAAGGACGAGTTCACACGCGAGTGGAAACTGCTTGAAAAACTGCGCGAAGAGTTTAAACCGAAGGAAACGGCCCATCAGATCGTAGGTCAGGTCGGAGTGGAAGGGAAAGTCTTCTACTATCCTCGCTATAGTGTAGATAAGAGCCACAACAAGGTCAACTACGCCTTTATGCAGCAGCTTCCAAGCGATTGGACGAAAATCACAGGCTACAACAGCGTTTCGAAGTACACCGTAGCTTTCAATATGATGTACTTCCTGCAGCCGGGATGCGTCCCGGAGCAGTTCGGAGACCTGTTTACTCCGTACCTGTATGACTTCAGCAGCGTTGTGCAGCGGCCGAAGGGCGTTGGCTCGACGATGGTCTTTGCGCAGAAGACGCGCATTGACATGCAGAAGTTCCAGCTCATCCAAGCGCAGGGCGACATGCCGGGGAAGCCGGATGTCTATTATCAGAATGGTCGCTGGTATTACTGGGTGTACCTGCCGGTGGACGAAGTATTCACTTTCGAGGCCGACGATGTGAGCCGCACAGCGATTTCTCCGTTTGCGGGGCTGTTCCTCAATATGATCCAGCTCGCGCAGATGGAACAGATTCAGTTGGAGTTGATTCAGAACCCATTGGTGAGTCTTCTGCATGGTGAGATTCCGTATCGGGATGAAAAAACTGCTGCTGGTGAAGACCAATATAGACTTAGTAACGCCGGAAGGCTGTTCTTCGAGGCTATTTGGTACGATATGCTACAGGCCAACAACACATCGGGCTTGGGAATTTACTTTGCTCCTGCGCAGAACATGAAACTGGAAAGTCTGTCCGAAGCCCCGTCCGCAATGGACATTGTGAAGCAGGGCTACAGTGACACCATGAGTCAGGCCGGCATGGGCGCGATTATCCCGCTTGGAGATGACCCGAAATCTGGAACTGCTCAGATCTCGCTTCAAATCGAAAGCAAGTTCATGCAGACAGTCTATCGTGGCTATGAGCGGATGATGAATGCAATCATCAAAAAGCTTAACCCTCGGTACGAGTGGAAGTTCGTCATGTTCGGAGACATTTCGGAAGACGAGAAGATGCTTGATCGGTGCATGAAGGGAATGGAACATGGCATCCTTCCGGACACCATCATCTACAATGCGCTGCTTGACCGCTCCATTCTGGACGATATGTGCTTGTCTGATGCGGTCTATAACAGTGGGATTCTGGATAAGCGTATTCCGCTCGTATCGACATACAACATGAAGCAAGAATCTTCTGGATTACCACCGCAGAGCCCAGGGCGTCCAAAAGGTGACGGAAGTGCGACAACTGACGGTAGCGAAACCATGATTGACCAATACGGAGGGACAAATGATTGAATTTGTACGAAAAGAAGACCTCCACATTATCAATATGGCGCTTAATAATAACAGAGATATAAGGATACAACGCACGAAGGACGGCTACCGCATCGTAGAAGATACGGTAAAAGTCCTTTCCAAGCGGGACCTTGTAAAAGACTCTCCCATCCGAACCGAAGGCTTGCGCTGATGCGCGGGGTATTGAGGTAGGCGAGGCTGGGTTAATAGAGAATCCCACACCGGAGCAGCGGCGTGGAAGAGCTAGTGGAGCTAACGACACAGGAATGTGCCGTTAGCTCTTTTTTCATTTTCACGGAAAGGAGAGATCTGAAATGGCTCGACTGAAAGAACGGTTTGATTTTGAAAACGGTGCTCTCGCTGCCGTGAGAGATGCCGCAAAGGACGTGACCGGCGCGTATCAGGATGCGGCGCGCGGACTCGACACGCTGAAGGAATGGGTGCTGATCGAGTTTGGAATGCCGAATACAGCAGATGCCATTCACAAACTGGCCCACCTGCAGCCGCAACGCTTCGATGTTGTCGGGGACCTGCTGCATCAACGGCATATCCTGCAAGTCTATCCGGCGACTGCGGAGTACGATGGCCGGCCGGACGATCTGGATGGAGTGTTTGAGTCCATCATCGACATGCTTCAGAAAATCGAAGATGCCCTGCGCAAATGCGTGGAGGTCTGCGATGAAAATGGGCTTTATCCGCTCGGACGGGGCTTCGAAAACCTCCAGATGGAGAACAGTGCCAGCTACGAGAAGTTCCTGTATGCGTGGCAAATGTACTCCGAACACGAGATGAGCGCGACCAGTTTTGACGGCTGGATCGATGAGCTCTTTGAAGAGGACGGTGACTGACAATGCCGCTGACAAAGAACCAGAAAACGGTGGCGACCGGCCAGCTCAAGGTTCTCCAAAAGCTGAACCCCTACGAGTTCGGAGTTGAGCTGTGGCTGATGCGCGAAGGCGTCAACCGGAACAAATGGAATTACCAGAACCTAGAAAAATACTACAAGACGTTCGTAGGGAGACCAATCTTGATCGCCTACGTCATGGGAAAAATCGGTGACGGCCATAACAGCCAGCTCAAGACAGATCCCAGAACGGGCGAACAGTATTACTCCTACACAGACGGGACGGCGGAACGCATTGTCGGCACGCTGTCAGACGATGAACGTGATTTCTCCCTCCAGAAGAGGGATGGTCAGACTTGGATCGTGGCGCGTGGAAAGCTCTTCGCTTTCTATGCGAAGGAAACCGTGGATGAAATCGTGCGAACAGGGCGCATGGATGTGTCTGTGGAGACCTTGATAGACGAAAACCACATGGACGGAGACATCGAAGTTGAGGATGTCTGGTCGGGAGTGGGGGTCACGATCCTCGGTGCGGGCGTTGCTCCGGCTGTTCCGGGGGCCAACATCGCTCGACTTGCCGCATTGGACGAAGAATTTAAGACTTTGAAGCTCAAGGCGGCATCTTTGCAGAAGGCCCCGGATACAAACAACGCCCCGAATAACGGGAGCTTATCACACGAAGGAGTGAAAGACTTGAAAACTTATAACAAGAGACAGCTTGCGGAACTGGCAGCGCGTTTCACGGATTATAAGGTTCTGGCCGCAGGCGAGAAGGACGGTAAGGTCTTTGTCTGCCTGATGGCGAAAGACGGCGCTTACAAGTATTACGTCATCGAGAACGCGGCCGAGACCATCGTCCCCGAACGTTACCAGAACATGTCTGTCAACACCGCCATGCAGATGGGCGAGGACTGCATCACCATGGAAACTCAGGACTTCATGGAGCTGGTCGGCATGGAAAACACCACTCGCCTGAACGCCGCTGAAGAGAAGGTCACTTCTCTGAGCATAGAACTTGACGAGACCAAGGCACAGCTTAATGCCATGCAGGAGTTCGAGGACAAGCGTCGTCTGAATGCGGCCAAGGACAAGGCGAAGGCAACTCTTGCGAAGTTCAATGCGAACCGTGAGCAGAAGGTCGCTGAGAGTGAGATCGCACCCATCCTGACTGATATCGAAGCCGGCCTTTACACCAACAAGTGCGACAAGGACCGGAACTGGATTGGCGAAGCAGAAGTCGCCAAGGCTGTTTACGCCGTCTGCGGCGAAGCGGTTGAAAGACTGGATGCTGCGAATGCAAACCGGAACAAGACGGTCTACGCATGGGACAAGTTCAATCAGAACAGCGGCGCAGCGGATGACGGTACGATGGCTGGTCTGATCGCCAAGTGGGGCGTCGAAGCTGCCACTGAAAAGTGAGAGAGGAGTGAAACGAAATGTTTACTGAAAAAACTGCATTCGAGGCTCGCGTGACCAACAACTTCCGCGATGACCTCATCAATGTCACCGGTAGATACCAGGCTTCCAGCGCTGATGCGGACTGCGATGCTGGCCGTCTGGTCATTCGCAACGGTCAGCTTCCGTGTGAAGGATTCACCGGTGTCAAGAACGAGAACGCGTGGTACATGAATGACGCGACTTCCACCACCAATGCTGGTGAGGTCGTCTATGCCGCGAACACCTACGAAGTTCAGAGGCTTCAGGGTAAGCACGGCAACATGTACGCTGTCGGCACCGAGACCCTTGGCCTTGGCATTCCCGCTGGCCGCGACGGCACGTTCACCAAGATCGTCTTCGACGGCGACCATGCGTACCGCTTCGGCATTGGCAACGTCAACGCTGAAATCAGCACCAATACGTTCTTCACCATCGATGCAGGCAAGCTGAAGCCCGCCGCAGCCGCTCCGACTGCAAATGGCGCGCTGTACTTCAAACTGCTCGACACCGGCAAGTTCACCGAAGGTACGACTGCCAGCTTCGAGTATGTCGACGTGCAGGCTTGCAAGGTCTACGCATAAGGAAGGAGTGAATTAACATGCCGAAAATCAATCTGAACAGCGTTTCTCCGTCTGTTTTTATGGTCAATGCGGCCAACGATGAGCGCGCCGATATCGTGTCGAAGGGCAGAGTCCTCTTCTATGAGCACGCAGCCAACGGCAAGTCTGCTATCATGGCGGCCAATGGCCTGAGCTCCGCCGGTGTTCAGCACATGCTGACTCCGAAGGGCTACAAGGAACTGAACGAGAAGTTCCAGCGCGAGCACCTGATGTATGCAGCCAAGATTTGCTGCGCACAGACCGGCGAAGCTGCCCCCGTTGACTTTGAGGACTTCAAGCGCAACGGTCAGCGTTTCTATGGCAACTCTGCGTTCTATCGCGTCCTGCAGGGCATCTATCAGGAGATCGTGACCCCGATCATCGCTTCCGTCTATTCCGAGGCTGTTGATCGCTTCGCAGATGTCGTTGAGGTCGGCTTCGGCGAGAGCTACGCAATCTCCGTTGGCTCCAACGATATCCCCGTGTTCCAGGATTCCTCTTGGGGCGCGTCCAGAAGCGTTCCCAGCAACCGCTTCTACTCCAAGGACTACACCCTCAATCCGCAGCCCAAGACCGCGCAGATCGTTGCGAAGTGGTTCCAGTTGGTTGGCAACAATCAGGACTTCGGCGTCTTCTTCGCCAATATCGTCGCTGGTATGTACGCCAAGACGATGGGCATGTGGAATGCCGCTCTGACTGCGGCTGCCGCAGACACCACCCTGATTCCGGCCAACCTGAACTTCACGTTCTCCAACCAGAACTGGCTCTCAGCTGCCAACAAGATCGCTGCCCTCAACAACACGGTTACTTCCAACCTGTTCGCCACTGGCTCTGCGGTCGCTCTTGGCAAGGTCCTGCCGACGCAGGCCACCGGCTCCACCAACGTCAACATGGACGCTGCGCTGGCTATGCTGCTCGGCGAACGCTACAACAGCACCGGTATGCTGGGCGAGTTCCTTGGTGTGCGCCTGATGCCGCTGCGTGATGCTGTCAGCCCGGTCAACCTCAACACTGCTCCCACCACCATCCTGTCTGCAAACGACATTTGGATGATGGCCGCGAACAGCAGAAAGCCGATGACCATCGCTTACAACTCCGCGACGCCCATCACCCTCGAGATTGATCCCACGCGTACCGCTAACTTCGAGATCGGTCTCAACCTCACGATTGCGCTGGATTCGGTTTCCATCTTCAGCAATCGCATTGCGCACTTCACGATTTAAGCGTTCCTCCTTTTGCGGGGCGGGTCTTACCTCCAGCCCGTCCCGCACCATATGGCTCCGCATGGTGCTGTAAGAGACGGTTCGAGTCCGTTCGGAGCCAACATTTGTGGAGGAATAGCCATAAAATCTGGAAGGAGTGTGCGATATGGCTGAAAGCAAGAACACTGGAAAGAAACCCGGAAGACCGAAGAAGACACCTGTAGCAGAGGAAGTCAAGGAAGAGGTCGCTTTTTTCGATGTCCCGGAAGAGGGTCAGACGACCAACACTGCGGAGAAAGCAGCATCTGGCGAAGATAACGTTCTGACTGTTAACGCAGAAGACGTGGTCGGAATCGGACACGATGGCAGCGAAACGCCGCTGACTACTCTGGACCCCACGTTGAAAGGCGAGACTGTGGAAGTTCCAAAGAAAGCTCCGATTGCAGCAGAACCGACCTTTACGATGGCAGATGTCCAGAAGATGATTGCGGAAGCGGTTGCAAAAGCAGCTGCTGATTTCCAAGCGAAGCCCGCAGTCGTGCCGCAGATCGTACAGGTATCGAGCGATACAGAAATGGTGCAGTTCCTCTGGCAGGCCGAAGTCGCGGAAGACAATACGGTTTTCTTCGGCGAAGGCGGCCTGTATGGTCAGGTCACTGGCAAAACCGGAAGCTTCTATGTTCCAAAGAAGGATCTGTCCAGAGTGCTCACGGAGCTCAACCGGTACTTCCTCAAGAAACGCTGGCTCATTATCGTGTCCGGCCTGACAGATGAGGAACGTGAAGTCCTTGGCGTTGACTATAAGGATGGCGAGTTGCTGGATAAACAGGCGTTTGCAAAGATGGTCGAGCTCGGCGATAAGATGCTGGAGATCTACCCGAACCTTTGCGAAGGCCACAAGAAAATGGTTGCGCAGCGATATGCCGAGGCATACCAGAGCGGAAGCCCCTATGTGACTCGCAACATTGTGGTTCAGCTGAACGAGCTGAGTAAGACTGCAAAGAATCCGAAGGGCGATTTCGTCTCCATCATTGAAGAAATGAACGCGCACGACGCGCAGTAAACTTTGCGCCGTATCCGGGCGCAGGAAAGAGGTTTTAACATGAGTAGTCCTGTCTATAGTGAATTTTCCTTTGTGCCTGCGTCCGCATACGCGGCGAATATGAACATCTTGCCAGATATCCGCACAGCGGTACAGAATGGCTTTCTTAGCCTCGATTGGCGCGGCTCAGAAGCAGATATCCTCGGCATCGAAATGCAATCGGCGGCAGCTTTTACCGTGAAACTCAACCGAGAGACGCAACTGACCGCCGTGCAGGAAGGAACGGTCTACACGGTCCGATACAACGGCCCGATTGAGTACATTGTCTTCAACGCGGCTGCAACGCTTACTTATCTGCACGTCCGGTGGGGGATGGCGAACAAAACACACGGCGTTGTAGCGATTTCAACTGTCTCGGGCGCGAAGCTCTCTCGTGGCGGATATGAGATCCCACAGACAAAAGCTGGCGAATATGAGCTGGCGATTGGCGGTTATATCATTACGGCCAATGGAGTACGGGTTGGATTCTTCTACAACCTCGAAGAATCTATGACCGTCAAACTGAATCTGGAAAGCGCCGATGTCGTTGTCGGCGATGCACTCACCTATACCGGCAGCGAGCAGACCAAAGAGGTTAAAAGCGTAACACTCGGCGGTAATGCGCTGACGGAAGACACAGACTATGCCGTCGCAGACAATACCGGTACGAATGCTGGGGCCTATTCTCTGCGTATTGACGGCAAGGGGGACTACAAGGGAACAATTATCGTTCCGTGGGCGATTGCAAAGGCAGCTGCTGGACTGAGCGTCAGTCCGGATGCGCTGGAGATGTCGGCCGGAACGAGCGATACATTTAAAATCACGACCAGCTCCAATGGGGAGATGCGCGTTGAGAACAGCGTGCCAGAGGTCGCAGCGCTTGGCGATGTAGATGAAAGTTCGAACGTCACTGTTGAAGCGCTGACTGCCGGCGAGACGGTTATCACTGTCACGCAGGATGAAAATGAAAACTATCTGGCGGGACAGGCACAATGCACTGTCACTGTCACGGCTTAACGTTATAGGAAAGGCGGCGGTCACATCATGGACAGCAAGGAAAAAATCGAAGCGCTTTGCGGCGTAATTGAGGAACTTCTGGAACTGATTCAGGATGAAACCGCCGCGAACTGTATTCGGGAAGAGTACATGGCAGTCATGGATAGAGACTCGTATGAAAGCGAGGACTGGGAATAATGGGGACTGCTTGGAGCGACATCATTACAAATTCTGCAATGGTAGTAATCGGCGATGACCGGATGCAAGACGATCTGAGAACCGATGCGGCACTCTTCTTCCGCCGCATGAGCTCCTGGATGGGGATGGCAATCCCAATGCTAAAAAGTCCACCTGAACTGCTGGTCTACCTGACAGATGGCCTCGTAGAGCCGCAGTATGCTGACTTTGAGTGGACAAGCGACCAGATCAGCACAACGCAGGAGACTGTCGTCGAAACCGGAAAGGTCGGCTATGAGCTTTGCAACTGCGTGAGCGTCCAGTATGCACGAAACGGAGATGCGGCGTTCTTCCCATATACAGACTTTACGTATGACCCAGAAACCGGCATGGTGACATTCCCACAGCAGGACAGCGCCGACGTGGAGTACAGGCTGGACTTTTACACGGATGGTCAGTTCGCTCATGACCTGACATTCCGGCAAAAGAGACTTCTCGGGCTGGCAATCGCTGTGACATGGGATAACCGGTTCAACCGGGAGTGGCTGAACATCCAGCCGAAGGTCAAGGATAAGAGTTTCAACACGCCGAACGAGAACACAACGATGAAGGAGTCGACGGCACGGTACAAAGAAAATCTGCAGCTCTTCTATTCGGAGTTGCGCGGATATGAGCAGGAATGTGCCTACATGCGCAGAGTCAACCCCATGCGGCGCGTATTCTCGATGCTCTGATTCAAATTCGGAAAGAGGTGGCTGGATATCATGCCGATCTCGGACAACATCACGAACGGCCTGATTGTGTCTGGCCGACTGAAGACGGCGATTCGAAATGCTCCGGCGCAATATGCTGGCCGACAGCGGCAATACCTTGGAGACCCCAGCACAGAATTTGTACATCAGTACGCAAAGTACGCTACAGACTTCTTTGCAGCCCGCGTGCAGGGCCTAAACCCGGATGCGCCGTATGAATGGGAAACAACGATGATCCGCATGGCGGATATCGCACCGGAAACAGCGTCTACGCTCCGGAAACAGGATGACTACAAGAACATCATCTTTGCGGACGAAAGCATCGAGTACGTTCCAGAAGGAACGAAAATCGAGGCAATGGGAAGTATCTGGCTGGTCACGAATCCACAGAACATCTCAAACGCGATTGGCGGCGGAGTCATACAGCGCTGCCGGTCGACGTGGAACCATCTGGACTGGTACGGCAATCTCCTGAAAGAGCCAATTTGCGTTGAAAAGGCAATCTTGACCGCGAACGAAAGCGACATGCAGGAATATGCCCTTATCACGAAGGGCTATGTCAATATCACATGCCAGCGAAACGAAGAGACGAAGAAACTGAACACAAACAGCAGAATCATTCTGGGGTCAGCTGCCTATCACATCACAGGCTTTGGTGACTATGCACAGGAATTCACCGGCGACTATGATTCTGTCCGGCTGCTTGAATTCACGGCCAGATATGATCCACCGAACGAAGAAATAGACGACATGGAGCGCCATGTGGCGGGCGGCAAGACGTTTTCTTGGGAAATTCGAGTGAACGGACAACCAAAGATAAAAGCCGGCCAGAAGGGCTTGCTGACCGCTACAAGTATCCGCTGCGGAGAATACGCAGCGAGCACAGAAGCACACCCGGTGAATTACATTTGGACGTCACTGAATGATGAGGTGGCAATCGTGAGACCGGATGGACTCGTTACGGCCGTCTCCGGAGGAAAATGTGTGATCCGATGCTCGCTGGCACAGAATCAGGACATTTTTATGGATTATGAATTGATGGTTGAGCCTATTTCGGAAGAGCCGGAAATCGCATTCCTTGGGACTACTCCGGAACGGCTGAAATCCTATGAAAGTTGCACGCTGACGGCAGCATACTTTGACCTCGGCGAGCAGACGGAAGATATAGTCACGTACACATTCGAAGGTCCGGACACAATGGCGTACAGTGCGGATATCAGCGAGAACTCTGTGACGATTACATGCTGGCAGGGAGATACAAAACCGCTGATCGTTACAGCAACCTATGGCGATAAGAGCGTAAGCACAAAAATCAAACTGGAGGGGATCTGATGGCTGTTTCAATGACACAGGGAGATAAATACGCAGTCCCTTTTATGCTGCAGGCATTGGATGGGACGCTCATTACGCCAGATATCGTGAAGACCGTGGTTTTGAACCTCGGCAGTCTTTCAAGGCAGTATCCAGGAAACGTCACCTATGAAAACGGAAAGTGGATGATGCCGCTCACGCAAAAACAGACATTTGCCATGCGCGGCTATGTTGAGCCGCAGGCAAGAGTGGAGTTCTCGGACGGCTCAATCTTTGGCGGTTCTGGCGAGTCGATTGACGTGGCGAAAGCATTGAGCCGAGGAATCATCGGAAAAGACAGCTCGACAGGTAGCAGTGTCAACCGAAACACTTCTGATAACAGCGGCGTTACCGGGCTGATTTATATCAGAATCAACGCGGCCGGCGTTACGGTCACTCCAGAAGGCACAGTACGATATGACATCCAGCAAGATCTCACGGAAGAACAGCAAGAACAGGCACGTAAGAACATCGGCGCAGATAAGGCCGGGACCGGCGCTGTCCTGTACGATCAAGCACAAGATCTGACCGCAGAACAGAAACTGCAGGCGCGAGAAAACATTGGTGCCGGCACGTTTGGTGCGGCAGACCTTGGCGACGGGAACGTTGTGATTACCAGCATTCCCGGAGCTGGAGCGAAGGACGACGGAGCCGGAAATATAAGTATTTTTTGGGAATGAGAAAGAGGTGGCCGCACTATGGCGAATGTTCCATTAAAAACAATAAAGTTTCCGGGCCTTCCGGACACTTACGTAGTCGAAAGCGGAGATCCTTCCCTTGGCATCACCGGTGCTACTCCTGGTCAAATCCCGGTAGTAAAGAGCGTCGATGAAAATGGAAACCCGACAGAATGGGAAACCACTGCCACTCCCGTAACCAGCGTAAACGGGAAAACGGGGGCAGTCGAGCTCAATGCTTCTGATGTTGGTGCGGTTTCGAAGGATGACATCACCCAACAGCTTGGAACGAGCGCAGACAAAGTACCGAGTGAAAAAGCTGTCGCAGACGCAATCGCAAACGCTGGCGGCGGAGATATGCTGAAGGCCACTTATGACCCAGATGGGACGGTCGCGGAAACTGGCGGCATATCGAAGTTCGTTTCGGAGAACGGCGGTAAAATCGACACCATCTCGGTCAATGGGATTGAACAGTCAATCAATAATAAGACGGTTGACATAACTGTTCCAACGGACAATAAGGACCTCAAAAACGGAGCTGGATACATCACGGAAGATGGCATCCCGGTCAAATCTGTGGACGGCGAAACCGGCGAAGTTCAGACGCACGCGGTAAAAACAACGGCGCAGGCACTCTCTGACGCAGAGAAGCAACAGGCTAGGGAGAACATCGGCGCTGGCACGTCGGACTTTGATGGCTCGTACAACAGTTTGACCGATAAACCGGAGGCTTATGAGCTTCCGGTCGCCAGCGAAGAAGCGCTCGGCGGCGTAAAGGCGATTCCGAAGACCGACGAGATGACGGCACAAGTCGGAGTCGATGAGACCGGCGCTCTTTGGTATAAGCCGGGCAGCGGCGGTACGGGTGAGACCCCGACGGCAGACCAAGTTCTATTCACGAAAGATCTTGTGCTCACGGAACAGTTTGGCCGATATGTGCCTGTTGACGGTAAAGTCACGGTTCCCGCAGAAAACATAAGTGTGCAGGCAGTAGTCCTTGACGCTTTTTCCCAGGATAAAAATCCGACGATTACACAGCCATCTGTAAGTGTATCGAGTTCTACGGCAAGGGCATATGAAGTCGGAACAAGTGTCACGCCTGCATACAATGGGTCGCTGAATCCGGGGGCCTACGAATACAAACCAAAGCCGACAGGTGTTGTTGCACAAAGCTGGTCCGCTGTCAACAACGTTACATCTGAACAAATCGCGGCGCAGAGCGGCGCGTTTGCGGCCTATATCGTACCAGATGGTGCAAACTACAGGATTACGCTCAACTGCACATACAGCGATGGTGAGATTCCATTTACCGCACTAGATCAGGAATATCCGGCTGGTCAAATCAAGGGTGGAACGAAATCTGCCGCTACCGGTGCAATCACCGGATACCGCAATTCCTTCTACGGAACGACGACCGACAAGGAAGCAGCAACGGATAGTGCTGTGATTCGTGGCCTTGCGCAGAAATCGAACCGAGCATACGCAAACGGCTCGACGTTCAGCGTAACGATTCCGGTTGGCGCACTGCGGGTCGTTATTGCATACCCGGCAACCCTGCGAGATGTAACGAGCATCAAGGACGTAAATGGCCTGAACGCCGACATTACGACCGCATTTACACAGGCAACTGTAGAAGTCGAGGGCGCGGCATCGTATCTATCGATTCCTTACAAAGTCTACACCCTGGATTTTGCAACTCCAAACGACACAAAGAACACCTACAACGTAACCATTTGAGAAAGGAGGAACAAAGATGGCACTTCCAAACGTTCCGAAGCTTGGCATGAGCGTGTCCTTCGCAATGACGTCTGCGATTCCAGCAGAATACAACTCGTATTTCTCATCGCTCGAAGAAGCGCAAGCTGCTGCTGCAACTGCTGGTCCTCCTGGCTCGACCGACACACTGTACTTTTACAGCCAAATCATTCACGTTCTGACAGATTCTTCAGCCGACGCGTATATCATCCAACCTGATAAAACGCTGAAGCATCTAGGGGCTGAATCCGGTGGAGGTGGAGACAAGAGCTTCACATTTACACAGGCAACCGCCGAAAAGAAGTGGGAAATCGCTCATAATATGGGTAAATATCCGTCTGTAACGGTTGCTGACAGCGCCGGCTCTGAGGTTGTTGGAGAAGTTCAGTATGTGGATAGCAACAATGTCATTCTGTTGTTTGCATCTCCGTTTTCTGGAGTTGCATATCTAAATTAACGCAAAGGAGAAAGTAAAATGAGCAAAAGAACCTTCCTCGTAAATCTTGACCTCAGCAAAAATGAACTTCAGAATGCTGTCATTCAGCCGCTGGCTACTGCGCCTGCGAACCCGAAGTTCGGTCAGATTTACACCAACAGCACTGATAAGGTCATTTATCAGTTTGATGGCGAACGCTGGAAGCCCGTAGGTGTTGTCTACAACCAGGAAGGCAGCACCGGTGCAGTCATCGTTGGCCTCGATTCCACCGGCACTGTAACCACCAAGAATGTCGTCGAACTGACTCTGACCGGCTATACGCCTGTTGACGATGGTTATGTCGCAAAGGACATGACAATCCAGCAGGCTATGGCAGCCCTCGACACTGCGGTCAAGAACGCGGTTGCTGGCGGCGGCGAAATCAACCAGAACGCATGGTCGAACATCAATGTCCCGAAGCAGAGTGAGAACGATACGACTGAGGTCGCCGGTCAGACTGCTGCAGCTACCGTTTCCGCGAGCTCCAAGACGGACACTTTCACGCTGGCCTCTGGTGACAAGTGGACGCATGTTGCTGCTGATCCTACGGAGAAGACCATCACCGTCGGTCACGCATTCTCCGGTGCAACTGCAGGCGCATACGGCGATGCCACGCACACTGTAGGCGTCACTGTTGACGCTGCTGGCCACGTCACTGCCATTGCGTCGAAGGAGATCGTTGGCGCACAGTACATCACTGGCCTCACCTCTGACGCGCAGGAACAGCTCAACTCCAAGATTCCTGCTTCCGAGAAAGGCGCGGCGAACGGCGTTGCAACCCTCGGCGCTGACGGCCTTGTTCCGGCCGCCCAACTGCCCAGCTACGTCGATGACGTTGTGGAAGCCTACATCGTCGGCGAGACCCCGCTTGCAGCTGACTGGCTGTCCCTGACTGCTGGCGGCGAAGCCCTGACTCCGGAAACTGGTAAGATCTACGTTGTCATGACGGAAGGTGCTTACCAGAACAAGCAGTATCGCTGGGGCGGCACAACCTACGTGCTCTGCAACCCGTCTGACGTCAACTCTGTCAACGGCAAGACTGGTGTCGTTGTCCTGACGCAGGATGACATCGGCGCAGGCACCACCTACACGCAGTTCAGCAAGGAAGACAAGACTAAACTGGATGCCGTTGCCGAAGGTGCTACCAACAACATCATCACGCTCAATGGTACGGCTACGAAGGACCCGTCCTTCTTTGCTCCAACTGGGGCCGGTGAAGCCGGTCAGATTCTGGTTTCTGGCGGCGCAGATACTGCCCCGACTTGGCAGGCTATGCCCGTACACCTCAAGAAGTACAGCACTAACAACCCCGTCCTGACGGCTGCAGGCGGCGCTTACACGTGGACCATTGCGGCACAAGCTAACGGCCCCACGTTCCCGATGCTGGTTCAGGTGTACGAAGCTGCTACCAACGACATGGTAATTGCGGATGTCTCTCTGAATGAGGACAACAGCATCACTGTTGTTATCAACCAGACTGATTCCACTGCTACCACTCTGGCGGCTGGCACCTACAAGGTCGTTGCAATCGGCTGATTTGCACGTTATTGCCCCCGGAGAAATCCAGGGGCATCAAAGAACACCTCAGAAATTCTTTTGGGGTGCTGTTTGATGCAGATGGTTGGAGGTGTAAAATGAAGAACCTTTCAAAATACGATAACGATCTAGCAGTCCCGACGAAGGAAAAAGTCGTCCTTGCTATGGTGAAGATCGCACAGGCAACACTTCCGGCTTCCGCGTGGGACAGCGCTACAATGCAGCAATCTATTGTTGTTGACGGAATCTCCGCTGATGAAACGAAGCAGTTGATTGAGGCTGCTCCTGTTTCATCCATGCAGGACGCATACTACGAAGCCGGTGTCTGGCTTCGCTCGCAGGCGGAAAACTTTCTGACCTTTACATGCGATACAATCCCAACTGACGATATCAATATCTTGGTTAGCATTCAGGAGGCTGCTATATGATTGTAAACACGATTTATAAGAAATCTGGAGGAATTGAGCTTTCCAGCATTGCGGTAAAGACACCACCAACCATGACTGAATATAAAGCGGACGAGACCATTGACGTTTCCGGAATGGTACTGGAAGCAACGTATTCCAATGGCGCGACCAGAGAAGTGACAACTGGATTCACGTACTCGCCCACGGTCGCCGCGACGGGTGATACCGCGATTACAATCAGCTTTACAGAGTTCGATGTTACTGCGACCACGACGCAAGCGATTAGCGTCGTTTCAATCAAGGCTGTATTCTCCGAGAACAGTTGGCCCGACATCATTGCCGCTGTGCATAACAAAGAAGTTCCTGACACATGGAACGTCGGCGACAGCTGCAACATGACGATCAACAACACGACCTACGCAATCGACATCATCGGCAAGAACCACGACGATTATGCCGACGGCTCGGGTAAGGCTCCGCTGACGTTCCAGATGCACACGACCTACGCGACGCAGTATAAGATGAACGGCGCAGAGTATAACAACTGCGGCTGGAAGAACTGCCTGGTGCGGACGTCCAATGCGTTCCCGAAGCTGAAACAGGTGATGCCGGCGGAGGTCGTGGCTGCGATGAAAGCCGTGACGAAGAAAACCTCGGCAGGCAACGCCAGCTCGGCCATCGACACGACGGAGGACACGCTGTTCCTGTTGTCGGAGATCGAGGTACAGGGCACACGGACATTCTCCTATCCAGGCGAGGGCACGCAGTACGAGTATTACAAGACGGCGGCCAACCGGGAGAAAAACCGCGCGTGGTATCTGCGCTCGCCGAGGATCAGCAGCACCACCTGCTTCTGCAGAACGGGATGGAGCGGCGAAGCACACTGGAGCGTCGCGTCCGAGGTGGACGGCATCACAGCGGCATGGTGTTTCTAGGAGGTGGTGATACCATATGTGTGCAAAAGCAATCGACGGTGCAAAGCTTGAATATTTCGAACAAAACAGCAGCAAAGAAGCGCTCATTGCCTATCTGAACGGGGCGGCAGCGAACTGGTGGACACGAACGCAGCCCGATACCGGAGCAACGACAGTTTGGTATCAGGATACGGCCGGTAGCGGCGGATGGGCAGCGCAGACGGAATCCAAAGGCATCCGGCCTGCGTTCGTCGTTAAATCAGATACAAAGGTCATCAAGAACGATGATGGAAGCTACTCGATAGCCACAACGTATGTCATAACCTACCTCCCCGGAATGAACGGCACGGGAACGGCGCAATCTGTGACCAAAAACCAAGGTGAACCGCTTACACTTGCCGGAGCCATCTTCGGCCGTGATGGCTACACCCAAGTCGGTTGGGCCACAACGGACGGCGGGGAGAAAGCATATGACCTTGGCGGCACATACATGACAGACGCAGTTGCTACGTTTTATCCGGTTTGGCAAAAGAATGCGCCGCAGCCTCCTACGCCTGATCCGACACCCGGATATGTTTATGCTGGCGAGCACGCGGAACGAGTCAGAGACTATCTTGCGCAGCTGCGCACGCCATTTACAAAGCTCTGTCGGATTCGTTTCCTGCAACCGGACGGAAGTACAGCCTTTGCGCTCGATAATAATCCGCTCGGACGGAGAAATGGCACGTTTATTCAAGAGGGAAGCATCACCTGCAATCTGCAAAACGGCCAGAGAAGGACAGCGAGCATAACGCTTTCGAACGTAGATGCCGAGTATGACTATAATGTCAACAATATCTGGTTCGGTCAGCAGGTGGCAATCGATGAAGGACTCATTCTCTCGGATGGTTCGGAATACTACATCCAGCAGGGCGTCTTTTACATCCAAGAGCCGCAGGAGACGATGAACCCAAATCTTCGAACCATGACGTACCCGCTTGTAGACAAGTGGGCATACATTGATGGAAGCCTGTTTGGGCGGCTTGAAGCAACATATGAGGTTCCGGTAGGGACGAATATCTTTGAACCCGTGGCGGCGCTCCTGAAGCTCGACAAGGGCAACGGATACCCCATTGACCATGTGACGCCGGTTTTCACGAACTACTACAATGGGAAGACGCAGGCGCTTCCGGATGGCACGACAGCTGCGCTGACAGACTCGCCATACACGCTGCGTGTAGACAGCGACGACGGAACAATCGCGGATGTTGCACTCGGCATGGCGGAGATGGTAAACGCATGGGTAGGGTACGACCAAACGGGAACATTCAGAATGGAACCGTCGCAGGATGACATCGTTGATACGGACAAGCCGATTCTCTGGCAGTTCTCAATGGATGAGGCACAGCTTCTTGGTGCGACTTACACGGTCAAAAACACGGAGGTTTTCAATGACTATATCGTCCTTGGCGAGCAGACTGATAACTATCCGCAGGCGTCCGGAAGAGCGCAGAATCTTGACCCGAGCAGCGATACAAACATCAACCTCATAGGTAGAAAAACCTATCGGGAAACTGCGTCCGGATACTATACCACGACGCAGTGCAGAGATCTCGCTGAGTGGAAACTGAAAAGAACGACAGTTCTGCAGAAAGCAGTATCAATTCAGTGCATACAGATGATGCATATATTTGAAAACAGTCTTGTTGAAATCGTTAGGACGGACAAACCGTCTTCACCGGTAGAACGGCATCTGATTCAAGGATTCACACGTCCACTTACCAGCAACGGGACAATGACAATCAACGCCGTATCGGTTGCTGACTTCCCGATTGCGACGATCACGAGCTGGCCGAAGTGAGGAAGGGGGTGCTGAAATGGCTGAAAGGAAAACTGCACAATACATTCTCAAACTCAAATCCGGAGAGACCTTCGACGTAATTGAGGAAACGAATTTGTACTGGGTCTGCAAAGGAACCCAGTTCAAGAAGACAAGCAGGCAGATTGAACGTGTGACACGGCGAAAAGCCAGAAAGGGCGCAAACGATGAGTGAGATTGGTCCCGTGCTCAACAACCATGGAGCAAAACTGTGCAGATCATTCACCGACACAGCATACGGAATCAGTGCCTGTATTCATTTCTTCTGCGGCAAGTGGATTCCACCTCCCGCTGTGAAATAAAAAACCATAGTGTCCTGCGCTGAAAGGGCGGCGCAGAAGGGCCGAAGAGGGCCGCGAGCGAAGCAAAAGATGGCTGCGTTCGCGGCTCTCTTTTGCTTCGTCAATATCGAATGATTGGAGAAAAGCAATGGAAACTTTCAAAGATATCGTGACCATCTTTGGTGGGATTACTACGATTGGCGCTGTACTGGTGGTTCTGGTTAAGCCAATCCGTGAGTGGGTCATGGGGGATAGCGCGATCAAGGCCGGAATGAAGTGTCAACTTCGTTCTGACATGCTGCACACCTATTACAAGAATAAGGACACACAAAAGATCCGCCAGTACGAAGCCGAAAATTTCGAATATTCGTACAAGGCATACAAGGCACTCAAGGGCAATTCTTTCATCGAAAAAATCAAGAAGGAAGTGGACGAATGGGAAGTGGTGTCTTAAAAGGAATGGAATGGAGCAAACGCATTCTCATTTTCTCGTATCTGATGCTTGTTGTGTTTATCGTCATTTTCCTGGCTGCTGACGATAAAGCAGCTGCTGCAACGGTACTCTGCGGGTGGATCGTAGAGGTTTCTGCAGCTACCGGATTTTATTTCTGGAAAGCAAAGAACGAAAATAGAAGCAAGTACGCACTCATATTTGTACGGGAACTGGCGGAAAAGCATGGCTTGGATGCAACCGCACGAATCATTGAAGCAGTCCTTAAAGACTGAGAAGGGAAACTATTATGAAAAACAGCTGGTGGCAAGTCATCATCGAGAACCTTTTTAAGGTCAAGTCACTCGTAACGATTGTACTCACGGGTGCGTTTGTTGCAATGGCACTTCGTGACAAGGTAGAGCCGAAGGACTTTTATTCCATCATAGTGATGGTTCTGACGTTCTACTTCGGCTATCAGAGCGCCAAGAGCGAAGATAAGAACAGAACACCGAACGGTAGTCAGGAATAGGGCTTTAGCCTCGCAAAAGGAGGAATATCAAATGACCATTCAGGAAGCAAAGAAAAAGCTGCTCGACATTGCGGCAACTGAAGAGGGTTATCTGGAAAAAGCGACGAACGCAGAGCTCGACAGCAAGACTGCGAATGCCGGCAGAAACAACTACACGAAGTACGCTCGGGACCATGCCAAATGGGGGACCTACCATGCTCCCAAGCAGGGACTCCCCTGGTGTGATATGTTTGTGGACTGGTGCTTTATCAAGGCATTCGGACTTGCACTCGGCATGAAAGCAACCTGTCAACCGAAGGGCGGCTATGGTGCTGGCTGTACGGAATCGTATAACTACTACAAAGCCGCAGGGAAGGCCGTTCCTGTCGCAGAAGTGCAGGAGGGCGACCAGATTTTCTTCGGAAAGCCAGGAAGCATGACGCACACTGGCATCGTGTATAAGGTCGATAATGCGCGGGTCTATACCATTGAGGGGAACACCAGTTCCGGTAGCAACACTGTGATTGCGAATGGCGGCGGCGTTTTTAAAAAGTGGTACTACAGAAATTCTGCCTCCATCGGTGGAATTGGCCGTCCTAATTGGGACGTGCTTGGCAGCGAAGATTCTAAGCCCACTACGTCAACTTCTTCAACCCCAACGACAGTGAAGTATTCTGAGTTCCAAGGTGGCATCTTCGCCGAGGTCCCGTTTTCCCGTATTGACCGAATTGAGCATATCAAAATGGCAGACGCGAGAGGGGAAACAACCGGCAGTGTTGCAATTCGCGCTACATGGAATGACAGATTCCCCGATATCGTCATCAATGCGGAACTCTTCAACTACGGCAAGTACACGCCGGCATCCGGCGTAAAGCACAAGGGAACGATGGAATATCAAGGGTGGCAGCCGTTCATCGGCTTCAAGGACTATAAGACACCCACTCAGGAGGCCCGTGGAGCCGTCACGTCGCCCGATGCAGTCGGGGGCTACCCCGCTATAGTCCAGAACGGTGTAAAGGGATTCACGGTTCCCAAGGGCCTTGAAGGCAACAAGTACCGGACAGCCATGGGGCTGAAGGGTAAGGTGCTCGGCATCATCGTCACAGAGAAACAGGTCCCGATGGACGTTGTTGCAAACAAGTTCGTCGCTGAGAAGTACGAATTCGCAATCAACCTTGACGGCGGAGCTTCCAGCAGCTACGTCACACCAACTGCTGCGTGGGCACGCCCCAACAAGCTTCGCGGATTTGTGGCGATCTGGCTCAAAAGCGGTAAGGGCAACTATCTTAGCAAACGGCAATATGGCAATCATGCCGTTCAGCCGAAGCCCGTGAAGTCGGAAAACTGGATTGAGACGGATAAATCCGCAGCGAACGGCGTAAAGATGAAGGTCACGGCCAGTGAATTGAATCTTCGTGCAACCGCATCTACCAGCAGTGAAGTCCGATTTGTCCTGAAATACGGAGAAACGGTCACATGGTACGGATATCAGACGAAGAGCTGGTGCTACGTCAGAACCGTGTCCGGCAAGGAAGGATATGTCTACAAAGCATACGTGAAAAAGGTATGAAAAAACCGGGAGGTTAATTCCTCCCGGTTTTTTCTTCGCCATAACTGCAGAAATCGTCTTCTTCTGGCTCTACAAGGCCCCTAATTTGCGCTCAAATATTTCCATACTCGGTGTCTGGATGAAAATATTTGCAGTTCTTGCAGCGTATAATGCGTATGAGTTCCCACACTTTTCGCTGCTCTTCTTTCGCGTGATCCAACGTCTTTCGTTCGGTCCAATTTTCGTCATAACATATGACTCCATTCTCAAGACCTTCGTCGAAAATGACTTTGAAGCCAAGATACGTTATTTCATCACAGCTTTTTGGTATGCCATTCTGGAATGGGCTAGGAATATCAAAAGTTTGTGCAAACCACTCAAGGGTGGGTGGAGTCGCGTGGATAGGCCCAACCCAATTTCGGCAGAGCTGTTGGAGTCTATATTGTGCTTGCAGCAACCGCGCGACTGGATCACCGGGGAGCCCGGCACAGATTCCTCTTTGTTCGCAAACATATAGTTTGTTCATGCGGCACGCTCCAATCTTTAAAGATTGCTCAACGTCCCGTCCCCGACGATAACAGCGTTTGTCATGCTGCTGCCGAGAACGAAGACAGTGACCTGCGTGCCGACAGCTGCATTCTCCATGCTGGAGACGTAGGGGAGAGCGATTTCTTTATCGAATGCTCGCTGAATGGTGATCTTGCCGTTTGCAGCCACTCGTGTGACCTGCGCCCGGAAATACCAAATGTTCGATCTTGTCAGTTCTTCAATTTTCGGTTTGAAGTAGTCCCAGAGCCGGTCAGCAAACCGCTTCATTTCCTGATTTTCATCCATGTTTATTGCCCCCCAAAAAATCTCAGCCTGCGCAGTCTTCCTCTGACATCAGTACGGAACAGAATCGGTCTTCTGGAAGCTTTAACTCTGCTGCATCTACGCTTTCTGCCTCGACAGTAATGACCTCAGAATTTTTTTTCCGGTACAACACGTGGAATGTATAACGCTTGTTGATTACGTTCGTGCGGAGTTTTCCGTCCATACATTCACCCCCTATACGTTGATATCAGATTTGAGCAGTAAGGCGGGGCGGACGCCGCCCGAGCCGGATGCGTAGTTGCTGAAGTAGTCGCCGTCGAAGCCGACGAACCACACGTAGTAGGTGTCGCGGGTGAACGGGGAGCGGAGCCACCGACACGCCCAAGGCGTGACGAGCCAGTACCAGTCATCCTCGTTCAGCGGGATCAACTCCTTGAACTGGCCGTACTGCCAGAGCGTCAGGGGCGACGCCTTGACCGTGATGGTGCCGTAGCTCTTGCCGCGGTCGGTGCAGCTCAGATCCACCTCAAACGGGAGAATAGCTGCGGCCTCCTCCGAGGTGCGAGGCAGGGCCTCCACCCACTTGTCGATGCGCTCCTTCAAGGTGGAGCAGGTGTAGTCGTTGCGGTTCTCCGCATCGTCCTTGTCGTTGAACGGGCAGGACTCCTTGCTCTGAGCCAGCAGGACGAACGCAGCGCCGTCACCCTGAAGCAAAACAACGAATCTCTCACCTGCGAACTCAAAAGTTTTTCCGGGGATGATCTCTGAAAGTTTCTTCATGGCTGCCTCCAATTCTCTATTTAAATCTCTCTTAATCCTCCTGGCATAACATCAAAAATGCCGGCCGCGCCTTTTCCTTAATCTCTTTTTGCACATCTTCCGTTGCAAGCTCGTGCGTGAAAACTGGACGCTGCAAAAGCTGTTCCACATAGTTGTGAAACTCCCAAAAGCCACACATCAACACGCCAGTATAAGCCGATACGATAAGGCGTTCCTGTTTCGTCATAATATCCACTCACTCTTTCCAGACGTTTGCGACCGTGAAGGTCATACGCAGCCGACAGTTGACATCTGCGAGCGTTACCATATCAGCCAGCTTGTACATTTCAGAAATGCGGTTGCGGATGCTGTCATTGAGGATGTTGACGGGGAGAGGGAAGTCGACGTAGACGAACGTGTTCCGATCCCGTACCTCCAGATCGTCCGCGTGCCACGGAGTACGCAGCGCCTTCGCAATCGCAGCTCCGTGTTCCTTGAGCTTGTTGTAGACCTCAACTTTCGCGGGAACCAGCTCGTTTCCGTGGAAAGCCTCATCCTTGGCCAGCATTGCAGCCACCATATCCTGAATATCCATTGCCATTTGTTTTTCCTCCTATATTTTTTGATGTGCCCGTGAGGGCTTACAGTTATGATTCTACCGGGAAATCAGATTTGTCCCGCGTGGACGAAATTTTTTTCATTTCCCGCACGTTCTGCGCCACGATCTTCACGGCCTCGTCGATGATTCTTGCATCGCGTTCGAGGTTCAACCCGTAGTTGTTGCCCATATCGTTTGCATCGAAATCAAGTTTGTAATCGAAACTGAAACGGATAGCTGACCGTGCACGTTCCTCAGAATACCCGGAAGCAAGAAGCACGCGAGATGGCTCATTGTCACCGCTGGAACACGCCGCGCCGGAAGAAACCATCAGGCCATCAGTGGCAAGCCGCAGGACAAGCGCGTGGTTTTCGATGCCTGGGAAAGAGATGTTTGCAATGTACGGAGATTGCTCCATCTGATGCCTGAAGCACGGACAACCGTTGAACTGCGCGTCTGGTATTTCATTCATGATACCATCAATCAGGCGGTCATGCAAGAATTCTGTTACGCCAGCAAACAAATCTATCTCTTTGGTGCGGAACTCCAATGCCGATGCAAATGCGGCAGCAAGGGGAACAGATGGTGTGCCAAAATGGAAACGTTCAGTGATGTCCGCTGGGTTCTTTGCAATCAGAACACCAATTCCAACCGGAGCACCAATCTTATGCCCTGATCCACATATGAAGTTTATGCCGCTTTCACGGAAGTTGATTTTTTGCTTCCCCATGGCTGCGGTACAGTCGGAGAACGTCAAATCATACCCTGAAAAGGCACTTCTCAAATCATAGATTTCACCGGTTTCGTTGTTAGTGTGAATATGCACAAAACCACGATTATCGTTCCGGCGGTCACTATATACCTTGCGGTCTGTCATGCTGGTTACGGCTGCATGTTCTACTTTCGTTACATGAACCTTTTTGCATGATTCCGTCATTCTCGTGATTGCAATCCTGCAAGCTTCTGTTGCAGAGGAAACGAAGAACACCTGTTCCGGCTCACACCCCAAGCACCGCGCCACAGTCTCTCTGGAGGATTCCAGTATCTTTCTGGCGTCCTGCCCGAAGGAATGCAGAGAGTTGGGATTTCCCCATATTGTTGCTGAAATCGCGTTGAAGGCGACCTTTGCGCATTGAAGCGCAGGAGAAGTAGCTGCGTGGTCAAGATAAATCATGCGCCCAACTCAACCTCCTTCGGCCAACGCGGCAGTGCGGCGGCACAGATTTTCTCGTAGATCTCTTTCTGCGCAAGCAGTGTATCGCGTTCCTTCTGCACTGCGCGGAGTGCATCTTCCAAACCAAATGGCGGGTTGATCGGAACACAGACCTTTTCAGGTTCTGGCTCTTGTGATGCGGCTACGGTACAAATAGGGGGGGCCGTAAGCCCCAAGGAGACGAGAACAGCCTGGTCAACGAGTTTCATTTCCTCGGTCGTTAATGTACAGTAGTAGTTCTCCAAGCGTCCCTTATCGATTGTGTAGATGGCCTCGCAAAGTGCAGTAGACTGCTTGCCCATCGTTTCGATAGCAACGTGTGTTGGCATGGGCTTTTTCTCAGCGGTTGTGAGATAAACAATCTCTACAGTTTCGGAATATGTATTATTTTTGTCGTTGCTGACAATGATCGCCGGACGATTCTTTTTTTGCTCGGAGCCAACGGCACTATAGTCCTGACGAATCCAGAAAATATCGCCGCGATAGATCTTGATATCTAACATGAAATTGCATCCTTTCTGTGATTTTAATATGTAGAGGGGCAAAATAGCCCCATGATTCACTTTGCAACTGCTTTTTTCAGCACGCTGCTTGCCGAGAACTTGACCGAGAATTTTGCCGGAACGTCGACCGTTCCACCCGTGACCGGGTTTCTCGCGGTTCTGGCCTTCTGGTACTTCGCAGTGAACTTGCCGAAACCAGCGATAGTGACATCTTCGTGCGCAATGAGAGATTCTTCGATTGCTGCGAAAACGGCATCGATGGCCTCCAAACTGGCGGTCTTCGGCATGTTGGTCTTGCTGGCAACTGCCTGAACGAGTTCTTCCTTGTTCATGTGTAATCCTCCTTTCTCAAGAATGAATGGTGGGCCGTGTAGGTGTCGAGCCTACGACCGAGCCGTTATGAGCGGCTTGCTCTACCGTTGAGCTAACGGCCCATCAATCCCGGCTTAACGTACCGGACGTGAGGTTTTGCGCGCAAACCAACGGCAAATTAGGTGGTTGCGCACCGGCGCTTATGTATCAGCAGTCCTGAAAGCGTTCCCAAAGGTGCTGCCTAGCTTGGCGGATTTCAGTTCGCCCCAAGCATTACGAACAAGTGCGGATTCATCCAGTTCGACCACTAGTGAGTCTTTCCCAGCAAGCTGAACGGGACGTTCTAAAATGGACTTGTGCCGTCTCTACGAAGGTCTATATCCGCTTGACCTTTACCTTTTTGGCCGAAACACAAATTGGTTTCGGCAGCCTACGCATCAAGCGCAGGGGATATGATGGCTGTTCATCAAACTCCATTTAACTACAGCTGGTATGGTCATTCAAAAGATTTTCATCTAAGATCACTGCGTAGCACCATCATATTTTGCAGCCTGGCTACTATCCCGTTTTCTGGCCCATATAGCTGCATTTTTGCCTCGTTCTCCTTTGACGCTGTGGGTCAGCGTCTTTAGCCGGTGGTCCTGCGGTATGCCCAATGCCGGCCAGCGGCGGGCCTGCTGTGCAGCGTTATGAATCCACCTTGTTATGATCTCGCGCGGAGAACCCCAACGGGCGGCTGGCAGGGGTAGCAGGATTTGAACCTGCGAATCTGGGAGTCAAAGTCCCATGCCTTAGACCGCTTGGCGATACCCCTGTATGCAGGCTCATGCAGCGGCGTCCCGCCGAACCAACCTGTAACCTTGACCAGAGCAGGCCCCGGTCGAGTAAGCGGCATTTCCGCTTAAAGCATGATTTGATGATTCCTTAAAGTCTCCACCTTGTTATCCTCATGATGGACGATCTGAGTGGGGAGTTCCCATTTCGCTTGTTTACTCCCAAACTTCGCTATCGGCTATATCAACCCGACGACACCGCTGCCAGATGCGGAGGTTTCATTCCATCGGGGGAAGTCATCCGATGGCGGGCATGGTGCGAAGCGCCTTATCTGCGTCATTATAACGGCGTTTTCTCTACATCGGCCGTAGCAGCTGATACTAACCATGCAGATTTGCAGACTTCGCTGGTGCGGCTCGGCAGAATCGAACTGCCTCGGGCCAGTTGCTCGTCGCTGCCCTTTACCAAATGCCGCGTGTTGCCACACTTACGCAGTGGCCTCGGAGGGTTTATTATACTTGTAGAAAGCGCCACGAAACCCACAAGAGGGCGCTTTGGTGGATGCGGCGGGGATTTGAACCCCGCATGGTGCAGGCAGTATGCGACGAGCTTTGTTCCCGTCCGAGGTAGCTACTTCAACCCCAATAGGTTTGAGTGTGTCGCGCTTTCCTGCACCGCATACCCTTGCTGACTTTTCCATTCGTCCACGCATCCGTATGTTTCTATTCGTTGTTGCTTTTTGACACTAGGTACATAGCGTAAGAAATGCGTTCGCTGAACCTTACCGGATATTTTTTCATGAGATATTCCATGAGTTCATCCAGATCCAACGCATGTACCGAACCTTCCAGTTCTGGATATTTCCCGATGATGCCGTGTTCCCCAATATCCCAAGGATCACACCACCCGATTTCGTAGCACTGTTTCAGAATATCCGACAGATCGTATTTGTCCAATTCCTCTACAGCTTTCTTTGCTTCCTGGCAATAGTCAAACACCGGCGTTCTCCCTTCATCCTTTGGCCGTCTTCCAGCTTAGATTTTCACACGCTACCGGCAACTACGGTCCGAAGATCTGCAGCCCCTATTCCGTCAGGTCAAACCGGTCTTGACGCATCAAGACAAGCGCAGTTTTCAGCGGGCATTGTCATTCTTTGTGGGGTGAGACGGGAACCGCCCACATCAGCCGGGCGCGACCCGGCAACTGGTGGAACAGACCAGACTCGAACTGGTGGCCTCCTGATCCCAAATCAGGCGCGCTACCAACTGCGCTACGGCTCCATATTGGCGGCAGATGGAGGTGTCTATCCCAACGGCGTTCACCGCGCACTGTTTTCAAGACAGGCTCCGAGGCCGCTCGAATTCATCTGCCGGATTGGCTGGAGGTTTTGCACCATGCACAATCAGGAGTCGAACCTGACCGTTTGGGGACTCGGACCCCGCTGCACCTCCAAGGATGACCGTCACCCTATGTTGCGCGGAATAGGCCATCACCACGCTATAAGCCTCTGCCGATATCGCTCTTTGGGCGGTACGATGCCCCGCCTTGCAACCTTGACATGACTAGTATTGCCAAGGATTTTGATAATTGCGCGGAATTGGTTTCGTCACCGCACTATGAGCCTTTAACCAAGCCTGCTCTTTGTCTGTTTCCCGAATTATTGAACAGCAGTCAACGTTGCGTGTTACGCGCGATATTCACCAACGATTTTTGCCCGCGCTGTTGTGTTTGGCGTACCAGCGCAACGAGGACTTTCATGGGTTCCGATTTTCTACACAGCGGAACGCTTGTGCGAACTAGCCAAACTCGGATGGTATCTCAACGCCTTTTGGCGATGAAATCTTTCAATACTTTTTCTGCAAATTCAAGCTGCGACCGGATGCGTTCATAGTGGCCTGAATACAAGATTGTTTTGATACAGCATACGCTATCGATTGCATCCCGCACGTCCTTGTTGGTACTGTCAAGTGCCGCATAGACCGGCAGATTGTCTTTCTGAATTACATCACGATACCATGTGTTGAAACCAGTGCGTATGTCTGTGCATCGGGAATATCCGGCTCCAAAGCCTGCACTGTACACCTCAAACAGGAACGATTTAATCTGCGCGTCGCCGAAATCAACCGACCTGATATCGTTCATGCTCCTGACCCCGTGTACCTGTACTTGCACGTTTTCCACGGCTCGACGCACGATTCAAATATGCAAACAGCACCTGAATATCCGGGCTTTCCGCAGTATTCGAACATCAGCTCTGGATACAGCGCCTTCATTGCGAAAAGAAGCCGCGCTCCGTCAGGACCGACAAACATCGGCTCTCCTTCGGGCGCATAGTGCCGGATCTGAACCGGAATCTCATCCCGCGTTTCGTAGCAGTTGACAGTAATCGGGCGACTGTCGATAACAACGTAGACGTTTTTTGTGCCGTTGGTTAAGTAACGAATATTAAGACTCATGATTTACCTCCGTTTGAATCTATCTTGTGTCTGAGCTTTTCCCTCGCTTTGTTGAATTCGAGCGTTCTGGCATCAACATTCTGATCTTCGACTTCCGAGATGTAGACGCTTTCTCCACAGTTCGTGCAACAGGGGTCCTTCTCAATATAACTGAAACGCACCCCACAAAAATTCACCCTCACGCGCTGAAGCTTTATCGAATACTCTGTCTTCTTACCGCACCTGATGCAGTACGCTGTGCCATTATCACTCATCTTTGGTCCGCCTCTACACATCTACGGACGATTTCTATGTACCTTCTTGCTGCTTCTTCGATATCATTCAATGCGGACTCTTGCAGTTTTCCGGCATCTTCACTCATGCCCTTTATGATGGCAAGTTTTGAAATATCAGAGTATTCACAAAGACATTGATCGTGGCGTCTTTTTGCAAACCTTCTGTATCGAATGACGTCTCTGACACGAAGAAACGTGACCTTTTTCCGGATGAAATCTTCCCCTCTGTTGTAATACAGCGAATCCAGATCGATATCCCATTTGTTTGGGGAAATGAGATAGTAAGCGTAGAATTCTTTAAAAGTCAGGTGCGCATGGCCGTCGTGCTCGTCACCGAAAACATCACAGTTGATTTCGCATTCCACATAAAGGACAAGTGGAAGTACAAAGAAGAGACTTCCAAGAAGAACAACAGGAATTATTTCTCCGTTCATAAGTTTCCTCCATTTTGTCACAGCCAATCACTCTTGGCCCCCAGATCCGCCATTACTCAACGCCTAGACTCGGCATTGCGCCGTTGGTCTGCGTCGCCACACCAGTTTTTCTTCCATCTTTCACGCCTCACAGCGAGCCGTCTGGAAGCCAAGAGGGGATTGACCACGGAACTTTTCAGCCCTGCGCCGGTGCATCGGTCGCATCCGTTTCTTTTTACACATTAAGCCGGAGCCAGCTACTGTAATAATTCTGCGCCCTGTCGTACTTGCACTACCTACAGGCCGAGCGGTTGGCCGGATATATCGTTTCACCAAGCCTTTGGAACTTCAAAACTTTCCCTGGGCCCGCCACAACACCCATGTGGAGTGCGTGAGGAGAATCGAACTCCCACCATCAGATTGGAAGTCTGAGGTTCTGCCATTAAACTACACGCACATAAGTGCACCCCGTTTTACACGGCTTCGGGTGCGCTCTTGACCGAAACCCACAGCTGATCTTCTCAAATCAGAGCACCGGAATCTCCGAAATGTTCCGGCGAGCGCCTGCGCTTACGTGGGTGACGCTTTTCTTTATCAGAAAGGAGGCCATATGCCGTGCCGCAGGAAAACAAATGAAAAAACTGCGGCTGGTGGTGGGAATCGGATTCGAACCGATACGGTATGGTCGTGAGCTATCCCGCGCACCTGCTCCCATCGTGTACCGGGTTGAACGGAACCCGGCGAGTTTTAGTTTTCTTGGTTTTTCCCGCTGGCCTTCTGGCTGTTCGTTTTCTTGGTTTTCTTGGTTTTGCCTACGCTGTCTCCGGCTGCTGGAATTGCTTCAACCGGAGCTGCCCGAAAAAATTATCTCCGTTAACCTCCAAACGTTCGATATTTCTTTGAGCTTGACGGTCTTTTTCTTCCAGCACTATCTTTGTCATGCGCCGCTTCTTGCGGCTGGTGAGTTTGCCGGAATAGATCTGTGTTGTTGAAACTGACTCATGCCCAAGTTTTGACTGCAGTTCCTCAATGCTCATCCCGCTGTTCAGGTCAAGCCGCGCACCGATGTGCCGCAGGTCGTGAGATCGGATATCATCTACACCGGTTACGGATTTCACATGACGCCGGACCACGTTTGAGAGCCACTGTCGCGTCCCTGCGTGCCACTCCGCGCCTTTGTTGGCTCCCTGAAAGTCTCTGGTTGCCTCTGTCCCAAAGAGCGGGGCATGGTCGCCTGCAGTCTCTGGCCGGATTCCACTATTCAGATAAATCCGCATGGCGGTTTGTGCGAGAAGAGGGAAGTCCACGGACCTGTATTTATCACCCTTGCCATGCTCGACGATCAGCTCTGAGTTTTCCCAGTCCAGGTCGCTCGGCGTGAGCGACAGAAGCTCCCTGTTGCGGATTTCTGTAGTCAGTAGCAGAATGACGATGGCGTAATTCCTCTCCCAATATTCTGGCCGTCTGAGCTTTTGTGGAGGATTGTTCCGCCACAGGAGAAGAACTTGCTCGTCTGTGAGAAGTTCGTCATACGGGCGCTTGTCCCGCTTTTTGGTGTCCGGCAAAAGTAGGGCACCAACGGGATTCTGATCGTACCAGCGCTTGTCTCCGAGCTGCGCGGAAGAGGCGAACTTGTAGAAGCTGCTCAGAACTTTCAGATACTGCTTAATTGTCGACGGCTTTTTCCCGTCACGCCGCAGCTGGTCTCGCCACGCCTGAATGTCTATGAAACTCTCTTCGCGCTTGTCCCACCGGCCATTTTCCAGCATGAAGCCGGAGAAGTATTTGAAAATCCGCTCTTCGTTTTCGATGGTTGTTTCTGCGCGCCCGATTGCTCGCAGGTTGTTTTCGTAAGCAATCATCGCTTCGCGGAACTTTTCATATCCATTTGGGAACGCCACTTGAAATCCCCCTTACACTTTTTATTTTACTCGGACCTCCAAATGATTTAGGTCATATTGTTTTTAGCTAAAATGTTCTGGCAAGTTCGGAAATATATGCGGTATCAGAACATTATGCAGAGCGAACGTCTCCTTGAGCGTTTTTAGCACCCAATAGACATCAAAAAATTTTTTCGCAGACAGTTGAAAGCCCTCGCGTCACGTTACCGGACGTCGCCTTCCCATTGCCAGACATCGCTGCCCTGTGCCTATCCTTGCTCATCCGTTGCATTTCTTTGCATTACCCTTCCCTGCCTTTGCATATCGGCGCGGCTCATCTCCTTACCAAGCCACGCCTCACCTTTTCGTTTCACAGCATTCCCATGCAATGCTTATCCCACGCGTCGCGTCCATTCACATTTCCGTTGCTGTGCCGCGCTTCGATTTGCACCGCTTTCCCATTGCAAATCCGTTCGTCGCCTCGCGGTTCCATGCCCCTGCAGTGCCACGCCATGCAATTCCATTCAATTCCATTCCAATGCATCGCCCCTCGACACGTCGCCTTTCCCTTGCAGCGCCCGGCCACACTATACACTGTGCCGATGCGTTGCAGCGCTCCACTCTGCCTTACCTTTGCGTGGCTACTCGCTTCTCAACTAATCCTTTGCATTCCTCAGCAGTAGGTAGCTACTCTCCGCCTTGCCTTTGCTTCGCCATGCGTTTCCATGCTATGTGACGCCGTTGCGATTCAAAGCAGTGCAGAACCATTGCGTTCCTTGGCCTCTCCCGGCTTCTCGGTGCATCGCCATTGCTTCGCGTCTCAAAGCTAACCCTCACAGAGCCTTTGCTGCGCAGTACCGAGCAAGTCCATCGCGCTTCGATTCATCTCAATGCCATTGCCAAACAATGCTTTGCTGCTCTGTGCGTCGCCATTGCTTCTCTGCGCACTGCTTTGCCATCCCTTGGCTGTACATAGCGTTACCTTACGCAGCTTCGCCTCCGCTACGCATTGCTTCACCCTACCATGCCGTTGCTTTTCCGGGCGCATCAAGGCGACTCATTTCGATGCCCAGCCATCGCGTGTCACTGCTTCTCAATACTTCGCCTTCACTATGCGAAACATCTCCCAGCTGCTCCATTTCAGCGCTACGCCAGTCTCCACTTTTCCATTGCGTTGCTGAGATACGCATCGCCCCGCGAAGCCTTCGCCGCTTTTCACGTCCCAAAACAGAATTCAGCCGGGCCTATGCAGTTCTTGACTGTGCGGCGCTCCACCTCTCCGTTGCTATCTTTGCCTTGCATCACTCCGCCATTCATCGCCTCGCATCACTCCGCTCTTCCTTTGCTGCGCCTCGCCTCGCAAACCTAAGCCATTGCCCCCGCGCTGCGTTGACGTTGCGCCACGATTCGAATCTTTGCATTGCCATGCCTTACTCTGCTTTTCCTTTGCTGCGCAATGCTGAACTTAGCTGTGCCGTTGCTGTGCTTTTCAACTCTCTGCCGTTCCGTTGCTGCGCGTAGCCTTGCTCTGCCACTGCGATGCCCCGCCCGGCACCGCGGACCTGCGCCGCTGCTTCGCTCGGCGGGCCTATTAGCCCGCCTTTTCCTCCGGGAAGAAGTTTGCCTCCTGCATCATGTAATCAAACCTATCTTCCGTTCCGCCGAGGTTGTTGCCTTCCTCATCGAGCATCTTGTAGACGAAGCGACCCTTGCCAGAATTCCGCCACTGACCGAGGCCACGGAAGAATCCGTTGTCCAGCCATTCTTTCAGCAACGACTCGTGCGCAGGATCTGCGAGTGTCACGCCGAACTTGATCGTGCTTTTGGCCGGGATTTCCTCGGAGTTTGCGAGGCTCACACGCTCGCCCTGTGCGGTCTGCGCACGAAGCGGACGCTGACACTCTCCAATTTCGCCATGGACATCAATGGGAATCGTGCGGGGGAAGGGGAAGATCATGCCGTCGATGACCTTCTTATACGCTTTCAGTGTGCTGGACTTCGTGTACTTCGCACGAGCCAGGGCACTGCAGGTGTCCTTGAAAAATCCCTTGATCTGATAATCATAGAACACGGGCTTACCATCGACACGCGGGAAGATCGTCATTTGCTTTGCACTTTTTGTTCTACCGAGTTTTTGCATTTGTCCCGCTGCCTGCGGGGATTTTTTATGCCGACTTTCGCCGCTCAAGTTCCTTTGCGCACTGGAAGATAAACATGGCGTTTGTTGGCTTTCCCTTTCCGGGAGCGATGGAGTTTCCGAAGATGCCGTACAGCACTTTGGGATCTCCGTAGTTGAACGCGTAATCGATAGCCGATCTAATGTCACGTTCCACCCGGCTGGCCTCAGTCCTGAACTTCTTTGCGACGTCGCAATAGATGCCTTTCGGCCCGGTGATGGAGAAGTCTTCGTACTTTCCATCGTACTTGTTGGTGACTGCCTCCTGAATGTAGGCGTAGCCTTTTTTGTGAGTCGGTACGCCGATTTCCTTGAGCAGATCATAGACTGCGCATTCGGTTTTTGTCATTGCTTTTTCCTCCTGTCGTTTTTTGCTTATTTGTTTGCTTGTTCGCTTGGCTTCGTTTGTTACCTGCCTCTATTTTCAGCATACTCATGCCTCCAAATGATTTAGGTCATATAAAAACTGTCGAAGAAGTTCAGATATCTCCCAAAGAGAAGGAGAATCTGGAACTTGCCGAAGAATGTTTTGATTTGTCGTAGCCGAAGTGCCGAAAGGAAGCCGAAAAAATATTTTTTAATCGGTCTCAACCGTGGTGGCAACGTCCAGCTCGACGATGATTTTGCCGTGGTCGAATTCTGGATAGATCGTCTTCACATGGAATTTCCCGACACCGGCCATGATTGCCGGATTGCTCAGATCCACCGGGCTTGCGCTGCCATCAATGCCGAGAATCCAGCCGTCGACATTCTGAGCCCGCTCATAGATTTCTTTGATATTCATTCATACCTCTCCTTTTCATTATCAGAATTTTTAGATTGGCTTGGCGGTGTGGCCCCTATTTGTGTTTCTACACAAAATCCAAATTTGTCCCACGGGTTCTGCACTTTTTGGAAACATCATTGCTGGCCGTCCTGCCGGGTTTCGCGTTCGTGCTTTCGCTTGAGGTATTCGACCAAATATGGCGACGGCTCTACGGTGACAATGTGCCTGCGCATGACCTCTGGCCCCATCGCGATTATGTGTGCAATGACTTCCTCTTTCGGTCGTGCGACCATGCAGCAGACATCATCGAGGGAGAAAATTTCCTCCCGGTGGAAATACTCGCCCAGCGACATACGGACACCCAGCACGGCAGCTTCGTCGCCTCGACCAGCGAAACGGATCTTCATTGCCTCGAACAGTTCAAGGACTTTTTCTTCTGTGGCCCCGACATCTGCATAGCGCTTCGTCAGACGGGACAACTCCTTCTGAATTTCATTGTTGTTCATGGCGCAAAACCTCCTTCTCACCAAAAACCATGTGCGATCAGTTCATCTCTCACAAGGGAAGACCGTTCCTTCGGACGGCCACCCTGCAGCCTGGATTGCTCGCAGCGTTCGAGGTTGACCAGCATTGGACCGGTCAAGTCGGCAAAATAGCGCGGCTTCTCTCCCGGCAGAGCAAACCGGTCGGACTCTTCGTTAAATATCCGGATATACTCTTCGCTTCCAAAAACCAACCCGTCCTTCGACTTCGGCGGTTCTTCCGGCACAGTTACGGCGTTCGCTCGCAACATCGGCGCAGCACGCGAAGGACGCGGTTCTTCCCAATGGTTTCCCCCTGCACCCTCTTCCTTTCCCTTTTCCACTCCCACTTCTTCTTTAACAGGTACAGGATCATTGACACTTACACTTACAGGTACACTACCACTTACAGGTACACTACCATTACCACTTACACTTACAGGTACATTTACACTTACATTTACTTTATTAGCAGAATTATTTTTTTCTGTGTTATGCTTAATCTGCTCGTGCATGCTTTGGCATAAAATATCCTGCTTTGGTGTGCTTGCGCATTCATTGTTATGCTCTGGTATGCTATAGCATGGTTCATTCTGCGTTTGTATGCTATTGCATGCTTTAGCAGCTGTGTCCATAAGGCGCTGCAGTTCGTCAGTGGTTGTCCCGTGTTCCTCTGCGAACTTCTTCCACTTGGCGTTGGCCGCGTTTCTGGCTCTGTCCTGCCGCTTCTTTCGTTCGCGCTCCCACTTCTCCGCATTGCGGTCTATCCCTTGACGCATATGCCGGAAAACCATTTCTTCAAGCGGGGTAAAGTCTTTCGGCAGTGCGCCGGTGTTCACGTAGACGTAAATCGCCTGAATGACTGCACCGGCGCTTTCCCTTGGAAGGGCGAGGATATCGTCGATACCCTCATGGTAAAGCAAAAATGCTTTCTTCTCTTCTTCCATTTCAGTTCCTCCGATTCCAAGCGCGAACTGCACTGACAGCGGCTGTTGTCTTCACCCATTCGCCGGTGTCCATTTCTTCTGTTGTCAGGTTCTGATAATACGATTTTCCGGTTGCGCCACAGACGTCGCATTTGACGAAGAGATAACGGCTTTGCGCAAAATGCAAATATGCGTCACCACCGCAGAATGGGCATTTTTCTGTTTTCTCTCGTTCTTCGTTTTCCTCTGTTACAACTGACTCCTCTACGACCGCTCCAAGCGAAGAAAGCAGGTCTCGGTAAATGCTAGGGCGGTATCGATCTTTACGGATTTGGTTGTTTCGTTTCCAGTCAAGGATGACCGTAACTAGATCATCGTTTATGACCTGAACGAATTTCTTGCTTGCGAGGGTCATCAAATCGTCTTTGGACGCGCCCGTTGTACGAAGTACGGTGAATGCTTCGACGACGCCATCGTCATCAGCGGCCATGCCAAGGTCGTAATACAAAAGCCGGGCCGCGACCGGCATTTTCAGAAACTGTGCGGATTGAACAACGCATTTTGCAAACATGCGTCTTTCTGCCATGTTTTTACCTCCTTTAACGATTCTGTGTTCTGTCCGTATTGATTGTGTATCTGGCAACCATACGGTTGTACAGGCTGTTGAAAATCTCGCGCAGCTTCTTGTCCTGTGCGACGATGCTGAGTTTTGAGACGGCCGCGATCTCGGTCTGTGTTGCGCCGTTGACCTGCAGACGCTGCCGTGCGAACTTGACGCGGACACCAAGCTTGACCCCGGCGGATACTTCCAGTTCCGTATAGAGCTCCTGGAACGTCTTGTGGAAGTCGAGGCCCGTCTGCATACAGAATGCGCGGACGTTCCGGTTCATCTGGCTCTGCCAGTTGCCAGCCGTTACGGGCGGCGCTACCATGATGTCGATTGCGTCTTTGACCGTCTCCATCGTCTTCACGTTTTCAGCGTTGCTGACTTCCAGAGCCTTGATCCGACGCTCCTGCTCGACCATGAGATGCGCCTGCGCCAGCAGCTGTTCGGCAGGGGAGAGTTTCACAGATTCTTTCGCCCGGAAATAACCCTTCACAAGCTGCCGCTGTACCTGCCAAGCTTTATCGTCTGTAAAAGACTTTGCAAGCATGAGGTAGCCAGATTCAGTCACGAGAACAATGTCTGCATCGGGGTTAAAACCGTTCGGCGGGGTCTGTCCGAAAAACGGACGCACCTCCGAACACTTAACTTTGAAGAAGTCTTCACCTTCGATAAAGTGTTCGCGGTTGTCGCTGAAACGCTTCCGAGCGGTCCCGTCTGGTCTTCCGTGTACGGTGTCAACATCCTTGAACGTGACGACGCGCTGCCCCTGATACTCTTTGATTGCAATATTGGTGTTATTGATCGTGTCTAAATAGCGCATATCTTTCTCCTTTAATCGTGTTTGGTGGCAATACCCATCTAATTTCAGTATAGTTCGGCCTCCAAATGAATTAGGTCATACCGTTTATAGGCGAAATGTTCGAAATTTGTAGGGGATGTGGATGCTTTTAAAACTATTCTGAAATTCCTGAAAAAGGGTATAGAAATCCCTGTAAAAGTGCTTGACTTTTACAGGGCGCTTCGTCTATACTTGAATAGACAAAACCCCTGCGGTTTTGGCACAAGAGCAATCGTAGTGGGTCGCCAAACTTAGCTACGGTTGCTCGATTTTTTATTTATCTCGGCTTTCACGGAGATATTCAAGAACTGCAAAACGAACGTATCCGCTTACGGTCATTCCACGGCGTTTAGCTTCTTCCTTCATTTTTTCAAGTGCATCCGCCGGGAAGAAAACGGTTATCCGCTCAGTGTTCTCTTTCGGTCGTGCCATGCAATATCCTCCTTTCAAGCATAATAATAGCATAATAAAATGATGCTGTCAATATACTTTTATTATAATTTTATGAGGCTGATGTGAAATGGGAGTTACGGATTTATTCAGAGTACAAGAGTTAAAGGACAACCTTGCAGCGAAACAGAAAGAAGCTGACGAGTTAAGAAGAAAAGTCGCGGAGTTATCTGAATCACTCAATCAGGCGTCCCAGCAGAAAAAACACTTGTTACAAGAAGTTTCCAGACAAGCCAAAGAGTGCGCTGATTTGACGTTGGCTTTAAAGAAATCTGAGATGGAGCGCAAAAAACTACAGGAACGTTCAGATTCCCAGAGTTCGGAAATATCGGCACTGCAGAGTAGTGTCGCGTCCTTACAACAAGACAAGGCGTTTTATGAAAATGCTTTTACCGATGAACACGGCCAGATCATTGCTGCGAAAGAACACATTGCAATTCTCAAAAATGAAGAATCTCGACTTGAACACGACATTTTGCAAAGACAGAAAGAAATCGAAAAACTTGCTGGCAAAGGTGCAGAACTGCGAGAGGTGGTCGTAGAACTTGAAGATGAAAAACTGATGCAGGAATTTGGCCTCTATAAGCCGATGTACGACTTTGCGTCGTCAGAGGAATACAAAGCAGAGCTGCAAAACTGCCGTGAGAATCAAAAGCGAATGATACGGTTAGGCGTCGCGGCAAATTGCTCCACGCAGTGGAAGGTAACTTGCGTATAACTTGCGTATAACTTGCTTACAACTTGCGTGTGTTTTTCGTGTGTTTTCCGTGCGTTTCGCGTGCTATTTTCCTATTACCGCTTGGAATGTTGCAACCAACTTGCAACCTGCTTGCAATCTATTTCGTGACCTCACGAAGTTGATTCAAATCCGCACAACGGCAGACTTGTACAGTTTCTTCACACCGTTCACAACGACTACCTCGCGGTTCTGTGAAACGATTTTCCTCCCATAGGATTTTATCGGCGAAATATCATTCGCGTCACAGAAAGCCTCCAGCGCCACCAGATCGCCTGGTTTCAACGGCAATCCAGTCGAGGCGGAAATAAATTCGTTTTCTTGGTTTATCCGGTACTCGCCGGCTTTGTAGAACATCGGCAACCCCCCAATCTCATCCCATTCTAACATGTGGATTCTGAAATTTCTACATGACTTGGAAATTTAGGCTGGATTGCAGAGTGTGTAGCCGTACCGCTTGATGTGGGACAGAGGATAGTACACATTCTCAGCCCGCGAAATCCATACCGGATTCTTACGGTTGCTGATTCTTCCTTTTTCGAGCACGATGCCCTGGCCACGTTTCTGCACTGTGATCTTTGCACCGAGCGGGAGATTCTGCAGACTGTTCTGGTCTTTCTTGGAAGCCGACTTTTTCGCTGCGTTCTCCCGGCAGGCTGCACGCCACTCAATCGCCCATTTGTCATCGCGTGCGGAAAGCAGTTTCAGGATGGAGACCGGGCACTCACGTTCACACGGCCCCATAGATTCATCCATGTCCTTGTAACCAAAGTTGTAGTATTCGCGGCTGTCTACGCTCGTCAGGCACACGCCAGCGAAAACGTAGGGTTCCTGGCCGGGTCTGCTTCTCTCACAAGCGCCGTACCACGTCGCGCCCACCATTGCGGACTTCAAAACGCGGCATTTGTCCCCGGTTTCTTCATTGTTCCATGTGTACAGATCGTCGCACTCTGCTTTGCGGTCGATGTTGCCCTTTCTATCGTAGAATTTCGCATACTGCCAAGTCCAGCCCATTTTATGTACCTCCCAGTTTTCTTGGTTTTCCTGTTCTGCTTTTGTATCTACCGGAAGCGGGAACTTTGTCCCGCCTCCGGTAGATATTTTTACTTTTCAATGTCCTTGCAGATGTCTGTGGAGTATTCACCGACTGAAATCTTCCATTTCTCTCCGCTGCTCGTCCAACCGATTCGCGGCTTTTTGTTAACGGTCTTACCGGTAGCCTGGTTTTTCAGCGTGACGGTTGCAGCCGTGGCTTTGATGACCTCCCACGTGTCCGGAACCCATGCACCGGCCTGAAGGGTGCTGACGGTGAATTCCTCGCCGACCTTGAACGGGTGCGTCGGCTTTACCTCTTCCTCGGCTTTGACGATCTCCAAAATCTCAGCGTAGGCGGCAGTCAGATTGAATCCGTTCGGGGTGCGATAAATAATGTTTTTCGGGCCGGTTCGCAGGACGGTGCAGTCGTTGTAATGTTTGATTTTCACGACGTAGCCCGGCTTGATGTTCTCTTTGCTGAACTGCACGCCGCCCAGATTGTCGATGCAGGACTGATAATAGCAGAGGCGGGAAATCTCGGATTCCAGACGGTCTTCTGCGTCTTCAATCCAGCGCTCGATCTCTGCACGCTCGATAGGCGTACCATCGAAGCGCTTCTGCTGTTCTCCCATTCCGTCACATTCCAGCATGGCGTGGTAGTGGTCGAGATTTTTCTGGATGGCCTTGATGTTCTTCTGTGCGTCTTTCACGCGGCGGTCGCAGAATGCCTTATCCTTGGAATTTTCCAGATTTGCTGTTCTGCGTGCGATTTCTGCCCGCTCTGCGTAGTACGCGGATTTTTTGAATTCTTCAAAGCCACGGTCGAAGGCTGCAAACATTCTTTCCCGCTGCCGCGTAAAGGCACGGCCAGATGACGTGTTGATGTTCGGCTGCGTGAAGAACGCGATATCGCCGCGCATATTCTCGACGGGCTTCTGCAGGGCTTCGCCGCGCTGCGCAGCTGCGTCAGATCGTGCGTCCATGCGCTCCGCTCTGGCCGCTGCGCGGTCTGCCTGCCGCTCCATCTTTTCCTCGAAGGTCAGTTCTTCGCCGGTCTTGCCCTGATACTCCGCACCAAGGTCTTTTGCTATGCGCTCAACATAGGAAAGATGCGGACGCTTTGCACGGCTTACCCAGCAGCCGCCACGACGGGAGAAAAGGAAGTTGCTTCTGATCGTGGACTTCGTTTCGTCCGGCATGGCCTGATACTCTTCCTTCGAAAAGTGAAGTTCAAGCTTATCTGTCTCGCGGTTGATGATGTAATACATTTTGATTTCCTCCATGTTCTGTAGTGTTTTTGTTCGCTTAGTTTTATATCTACAGCAGATCGTGTTTTGTCCCGCAAAAAAGAAAAAACAGGGAAGCGTTTGCTTCCCTGCGATTTTCTCTATGCTGTTCGAAGTATCCTAAATGGTAGGGTTTCAAGATTGCATCTGCTTTTGAACCACTTATTATAGCTGGCCTTTTTGAATGCAATCTCATTTGCCTTCAAGAGATATTTTTCCAGAACGTCAAGATTTTCTGAATCAATCTCAACCCTAGCGACCGGGCAGGACGTTCGTGGGTCACAACTGGCTGTTCTCTGACAAATGATCCATAGTTCCATCACTTTTCTACCCTCCCAATACCATGGAACGCAGCATATCCGTCACCACCGTATAAGTACCAGTAGGGGAGATACCCTGCATAGGTGGCGGACAGGATTTCATCGTCCATTACAGTTTCCTTGGTTCCGTTGTCTGACATGGTGAGGGAAACCAGATCGTCGACGCAGTAGTCCTCGCAGCCGGAGAACGTCCACGTTAGACCGGAGTAGTCGGTGACGGTTACGGTATCGGTATCATAGTCCAGTGCCGTGATAAGCGCAGTGTGCGCGTATGTGGTGATCGGCTTATGTGCTGCACAGAGGACGGCAGCGGCAGTAATAACGGTAAGAAACAAAGCGATAATTTTTTTCATGATGATTCCTTTCTCCCCGTATGCCCGGTAGGTCAGGCGGCGGCGATTATTTTCTGATCCGTTCGCTGGTGCCATTAGGATGGAAGATGACCTCTATCTCCTTGCCAGTGTCACAGTGGGCAATGACGGAAACGGGGAATCGCGTCTGCTGGGCGCGGGCTTTGGCTGCCCCTGTTGCCTGCTCTCGGATAGGGGTATTGCCGATTGCCTGCCCGGCTTGCTTGATGGTAAATCCGATGATGTGCATGATATTCTCCTTTGCCCTCGTAACCTCCGGGGCGGGAATGCCGTTCGCTTACACTTATGTATCTACAGGGGAAAGCGGTTTTGTCCCAGCCTACGTAAAAAAACTAGAGGCTCAAAATATCGTAGACTTCCTGCGACTCGTACCGGATAACAGCGCGGCCCTGATCGTCCTCCCCATCGTACATCGGCCCGCAGAAGTTCTTGAGCTTCGGCGCACCTTGCAACTCCGAACGACACGATGTGCTGTGGAATTCTCCGGTGGTTTCGAATGTTTTTTTCAGATGCTCGACGGTTTCGAATTCCTCGACAATCATGCGCGGCTGCGGGTCATCCGGGTTCATGCTGACAACCTTGTAGACCTTACCCTTCTGCTGAATCTCGGACAGGTGAACGCGCTCGGATTCTTCGGAAATCTTCTGTTCCTTCGGGAAGCTATCAACCAGACCGTAGAACATATTCTTGTCAAAGCAAAGGAAGCTTCTGGGCTGCTCCCATGTTGTCTCTTGCCACCCGGAGAAGATTGCCACGGGCTTTGTACCATAGAAGCGCATTCCATAGACTGAGCGGCCACCGCGCTTTTTGAAGTAGATCGTCAGCGCGTCTTTGTACTGCGCATAAGGCTTTATATCTGCGGAATGTGCGTTGATGTGCAAAAAGTACACACCGCCGAACTCACTTTCGGTTACGATGGTCATTTTGGGATTCTTGGAACCGGCTGCTGCGTTCACAGCGTCGGCGATTTTCTGGAAAATTTCGAGTTGCGTCATTGTATGAAACCTCCTGTTTTCTTGGTTTTCGTTACACCTATACATCTACCGGCGCAGTGGCATTTGTCCCGCTGCGCCGGTACTTTTTCATTCAACTTCCTGCTCGGAGATTTCCCAACTGTAAACCGTGGCCTGCTCCAGATAGTCGCGTCCACACCGGCCGAGGTGAATGCTCATGGGTTCGTCCCAAGACATATCCTCGTCCCAGAAATCTTCGTCGTACTCTGCGCGGATGGCTCCAGCTCCGGCCACGATCTGCGCGCGGGCTTTCTCGATCTTTTCAAAAACGCCCAGGACTTCCACGCCCTCATTGTCGGGCGTGTCCCAATGGTGAACCACTACGAAAACTTTCATGATTGTTGGCCTCCTTAGTCAATAAAATCGCTTTCACCCAGAATTTCGGAATATATGATCTCCGCGTTGTTTGGAAGACAAGCCCTCTCAGATAACTTTTGCAGCATATCAATGCTGTCGGTTGCGTGAATGACATAGCCACGCGACCAGGTGTTGTACTTTACGATGACTGCAAAACACGGGCGGTAGTCCTGATTCTCTTGGTTTGACATGGCCTTTTCCTCCCTCAGATGTAATACCAGACGATGAACTTATTTTCTCTGCCGTCGGCGGACTGCCACGGCGTCATGTGTGCCTTGCGGCGCTGCTTGCGGCGGGCGGGCGGAACAGTCAGCCCACCTGGACGATGATTTTGTCCGGGTCTTTGTGGGGCTTTGTGGTGACGTTGAAAAAATAGCCGCTGCGGGATTGCTGGATGGAAATTGCCTTGAGAAATTCGGCCAGGTCTGGCCGGTAGATGACGTAGGATTTTTTCATGGTGTGACCTCCTGTTCAAGTAAAAATTGATGTACCGTTTTTCTGATAGCATTCATTCCAGAAGTCGGCAAGTTCCAGAGCACGCTTTTTTGTTGGACAAAGCTGCGCAGCGGTCAACTCGCCTGAAAACCGAGTTGACAGGTTTCGGATGTTCTCGGAATCGCTGACGGTCATGATTCCGGCCCAGTTTTTGCTCTTTTCGCGGACAGAATAGACGATGTAAAAATTCATGATCGATGTTCCTTTACAGAACGTACTCGATGAGCGAGTCCGCGCACAGGATAATGATGAACATGACTGCGATGGCCGCGCCGGTGAAGAACATCTGCAGGCCGCTGGATTTGTAATAGTATTTCATTTTTGCGCCTCCGTTTTTTGTTTTTTCTTTACACTTATACTTCTACCGGAAAAACGGATTTGTCCCAGAAAATCAAGAAATTTTCTGCTTTTATGGTAGGCAAGAAATTGATTCAGCAGAGGCGAAAAACAGAAAAACGCCGGGCGAATTTCGCCCAGCGTTTCAGCAGATCGACTCATGCGGTCAGCGGCTGCACCTGCGCCGCCGTGAAGAAATGGGAAAGCTTCAGTCGGCAGTAGCCGCGCGCCTCGTCGTCGCCATCCAGCGGTTCTTCGGCTTCTTTGCGCTTGCCGTTAATGTACTTCCAAATGGGGAAGGACGCGACGGCGTGCTCACCCTTGCGGACGATAAAACCGCGCTGCTTCCAGGCGTTGAAGGTATGGATCTCTTCGGGAAGCTCGAGCTTCGAGGTGCTGCCGTCTTCGTTCACAACATCGAGGAAGCGGCCCGTGCCTTTGAGAATGCCGTCGTTCATCAGGCGAATAGATTCGCCCAAAATGATTGCTGCGTTAGTCATGAGTAAGTACCTCCGTTTGTTTTGTCTTTCTATCTTTATTTCTACCGGAAATCGGCGTTTGTCCCGCACAAATGCAAAAAAATGGGGACGATTTCTCGTCCCCATTTTTTCAGCACGTCAGAAATCTATGCTTGCAGTAATTTCATCACTGCCGTTTTCCAAATCGGCGCTAAAGTCCTCAGCAGTGTAGACCCCGCAGAAGCCGTTCTGTATGTCTATGTCGCAGTTCGCATACAAATCATCGAAGCTGTTCCATTCCGCAATAGAGCGCAGCCACTTCTCTGCGATCGTCTCGCGCTCTTGCGCGTCCGCTTCGGCCCAGCGCGGATCAGTGTCCGGGTATCCATCTTCATGCCCGTCCTGGCGCATATAGCAGGCGCGTCCGTCGTCGCTTGTTGCGACTGTCATGAAGCCGCCGTTTGTCTCGATAAAGTAAAGCTTGCTCATTTTCCGTACCTCCAAAAAGTATTTTTGATGTTCCACTTTTAATTCTACAGCTTTTTCTGATTTGTCCCAGAACTTTAAGAAAAATTTTCAACTCCGGAAGCCACTAGTTTTCTCGGTTTAGCTGGTTTCGGTATTCAGCTAGTTTTTTTGGTTTTTCCCGATTCCTGATTCCATCAGTTTACTTGGTTTTGTCCGGTTCAATATTTCCCTTGGTTTTTCTGGTTTCTCTGGTTTGCTTGGTGCAGTTTGCCTACTGTTTCACGCTGATTTTTACCTTTTTATGCGGATTTGCATATTTATACGCGCATATGCAGGCACAAAAAATCAGCGCGGCAGGGAAGCCCTACCGCGCCGCCGGGCGTGTCAGATTTTACGGTATATACAGCCCGTCCACGCTTGGCAAGTCGTACCGTCGCAGGTCGCGCCGCGTCGTTTGCAGTCAACGCAGATCGGATTCAGCTTCTCAGCGTCCTTTTCAAGCCATTTCACAGACTTGATATAGTCGCAGATGTCGCGGCTATATTCGCCGTTTTCAACGTAAGCGCAAAGTTCGCGCTGCACGTCGGATTCTTCGCCATTGTCCATGGCCTCAGCAATCGGAATCACGATTTCCGGGAAAACGTCGAGGTATCCCATGACGCCGGTGTAAAAATCGCCGGGGGCATACTCTTTTCCGTCTTTACGATCAAGAATCAAATCAATAATCATTTTGTTCGCTCCTTTTCACTGGCCGCGCTTCGTGCGCGGCTCTTTCTATCTTTATATCTACGCGATTTTTCAATTTGTCCCGGCCATCGGCAAAAAATTTTCGGAGAACGCAAAAGAAAAAGCAGCGCCCGACTTTCGCCAAGCGCTGCTATACCCCGAAGTTTTCCGGACGATCTGTTCAGTTTTTCGGTGTCCGTCCATCAGCCCCGGAGTTTTCCAGCGTCCCTGTTCAGGCCGTCAGCCTCCCAGAGTTTTCGGGCCTTCCTGTTCAGATGGTAGGTCCCCAGAATTTCCGGGGGCCGTCTGTTCAGGGCTTGGATTTTTCAAACGCAGATAAAGCGGTTTGCTTGCGCTCGAATGCGTCGGACTCAGCTGCCGCCGCAGTTTCCAGCGCCCGGCGCGCCCAGGTGAGCGCGTCCGGATCTCCCGCAAGATTTGACGCCAAACTTGCAAGGCGCGCCACATCCGCCGGAAGCGTCAGACCCTCACCGCCTGCCGCCTGCCCAGGCTGCGCCGCCTGGACGATCTCAGCCGCAGGAGCCGCGCCGCCGTCCGCGTCGCCCCGCAGGCAGTCCGCGACGTAGGACGCCAGCGCCGCGTTAACTGTGACACCACGCGCCGCGCACCACGCCCGGAACGCCTCGCCCGTCGCCGTGCTAACCTTGGCCGCCAATATGATTTTGTTTGCCGCGCTCCACTTGTTCTGCGCTCTGCGCTCTGCGTCGGTCTTCTTGCTGTTTGGGTTTCTGACGGACATATAATGTATAACCTCGCTTTCGCTTGCTTCTTGCTTTTTATTCTACCGGCGCAGGCCGGTTTGTACCATTGGCAAAGTGTACAAAATATATGGTTTACCTTTGTGCACCTTTTTGCATTTTGTATGGTTTACCCTTAAAAACAGCCAAAACCAAAGAAATCGGAACTTTTGACGAAACTATATGGTAGACCATACTATAAAATATGGTTTACCCAAACTTTTTGCCAAATTTGACATATGGTAGACCATACAGTACAATAAAGCCATCAAATGAAACAACGAACGCCCCGCAAGGGAAAGGAGAAAACAATATGATTTACAAAATCGAACTCGATCCCCGCGAACTCAAGAGCCTCTGCACTGCCTGCCTCCACCTCAAGTTTGATTTCCAGCGCGAAGCGAGAGATACCGCGACGAGCGAGGAGCGCCGCGAAATCTGCAAGAAATCGGCTGAAGCTTGGGACCGCCTGCGCGTCCATCTCCACGAGCAGCGCGACGCACAAGCAGCCGCCCGCGAAGCCCAGGAGCCCGCCGAGATCATGAAGCAGCAGACCGGGGCCGTGGAGCTCCCGCAGCGCGTCGCGCTCTACGTCCCCGGCACGCAGGGACCCGCCACCGCCACAGACAACGCCGCGCAGGTTGAGCGCGTCGCCCGCGATTTTTG